ATAGTCTCCCGGGGACTCCGCGTAGTCATCCTCGAATACAAAGTCGTTTCCGGTGTTGTAGGGCGGATCGATGAAGATCATCTTCACCCTGTTTAGATGGGTTTTTTGAAGCAGCTTCAATGCCTCCAAGTTGTCTCCCTCAATGTAGAGATTCTTCGTCCCATCAAAGTCTACACTCTCTTCAGGGTATGGTTTCAGCACTTTCGCAGTTGGTGCGCCTGCCTCGGCACGAGCTGCACGTTTCCCTGGCCAGTTTAGGCCATACCGTTCCTGGGAACTCATGATGAGAAAGCCTCGTCAAGAGCGTTGCCAATATCCTCAGCCTCTTGCAGCTTCTGATCATCGCTCTTCTCTTCTCCCTCGATACCCTCAAGGTCCGTCAAGATCCGTCGACAATGCCACTCAACCCTCACGGCAAATCTCTCGAAAGGCGCAGAGTCCCGAGACTTCAAACACTGAATGTACATACGACCCTTTGCCTTCAGCTCCTCATCAAGCCATCCCGCTGTGACAATGTCCGAACTACGCTCGCAGTTATGAGAGAGTAGCGGTCCCGTCTGGTACTCGTGATCTCCGTCTACCTCGATGTCGTAAACCCTCTCCGTCCGACCCGTAGGCTTCGAGGACACGACTCGGATCACCTGAAGGCGCAACACCTCTCGCAGCAAATCCGTTCTAGGGTCCTCGTGTCCGCCTTCTTCCATGACACCCAAAAGCAGCTTCAGGGAACCGCGAGACACGAAACCCGTATCCCTAGCCTTCTCAACCGAGTTGTAGAAAGCCTTCTTGAGCCTTCCCTTTGTGATGAGGGAATAAGGTGCGTAGTCTGCTGCTAGCGCAGCGAAGGTCTTACCCAAGGGTAGAATCTGAGTCTTCCGATTCCGTACGGGCTTAGTGTTCCAGCAATTCAGGGTTTCTGCCTTGTGCGGTTCCGTGAATCCAATCTCCTCTTCAAACTGCTCGCGAGATTCAAAACCTCGCAGGCGAAGTGTCCAGCCCTTGTAGCGCTTTCCGGTAGCCTTGAGCATGCCCCATGCTGACGCCAGGTTCGTGTCGTATCCAAGAGTCTGCAGAAGGACCTGCACCTCTTGCAGGTATTCCTTCGAGGCCATCTTCAACCCAACAATGCCTTGGTTGTTGATCCACCCATCCGTGTCGAACAACCCTTGCAGGTAGCTGAGGACCATCGACTTGGGGGCTTGGAAAATGACGTCAGGCACCTTCTTACCTCTTGGGCCTGAGACATCCTCGAACCACCTTTTCAAGGGGAAACTGCTATGGATAAGGTCAAAGGAGCCTTGCCTCGAAGGGTTTTCAAGCAAATTAAGGTGCTGGCCAAACTCTTGCCGAAAGAGATCCCGAAGACGGTCTCGAATTGCGGCCTCTTTTCGATTGCCCGTGTATCCGATACCATCTCGATGGAGTTTTCCATCTCCATCATACGCACCTAGCAAGTAAGAAACTTCAGGGTTGAGCGTCTCAGGAGCGCACAGGGAAAGGCCCAGGCTTTGGCCTTTCCGAGCCACCTTACATTCCATTTTGTAGGAAGAAAGAGCCCGAAGTTTAGGTGCCTCAGTGGGGAAGGAGTGACAGCCAACGCTGAGCACGTGGTCTTGCGGGCTCAAGTCTTGAGCGCGTTTCCAAGCAATCTGCTCATTGTCTAACACCCGTACCCGGTGATTGCCCGTGACTTCGATAGATGCTGCCGTGTTGAGCACCACTTCCCACGTCGGTCGCTCTCCTTGGTCGAAGAAGTCTAAGACGGGCTTCCATCCAGACCGGCTCCAAACTCTATCTCCTATTTCAACTTCTTCTAATGGTTTCAAGCCTTTAGAGGTCCAAACCAAAGTGGCACCAATTGTGCACTCATTCGCGTAGCTGAGGTGCGTGAGGTTATAGCGGCCGTCTGCTTTCTCTGCGGAACGGAAACCTTCTCGTGAGATTTGGAACAGGCCAAGGATGGCCATTCCGAGTCCTCGGCGGAAGCTCATAGCGAGTCGCTTGAGGTCTCGGATTACCTCGTTGAGGTTTTCCGTGGTGTTCGACATCTTCTTGCGAGGCGACATGAGGCCCATGTGGTCGATGACCATCATTTTGAAGGGGTCGCGAGCGTATGTCAGTTCTGCTTTGGTCTTGAGGTCAGCGACGGTGAAGTCGGACTTGTCTGGATCGGCGACTTCGAGGTGGATAGCGCCATATCCGTTCGCGGGGTCGACGAAGTCCGGTTCGACGTAGTCGAAGAGGAATTTTTTCTCGTGGGGATCGAGCCTGGCGTTCTTGACCTTCTCGTAGTCTAGACCTTGGTCGTAGTGGATCATGCTCCCATCGGGAGCTTGCTTGCTGGGCTTTTGGATACCAAGCTGGATACGTACTTCACGGAACTTTTCGTGGTACGTATGCATCGAGTGGATCATGTTGAGGCATTGGTGATAAGGCATCTCCAAGCTCAAGAAGAAAACACTGTAGCGATAGGTGATGGCTTGGTTGTAAGCCCATTGAAGTGCTAGGCTAGATTTTCCATGGCCAGTAAAGGCTGCATGGGTCCACAGCTCTGCTCTCTTAGCCCCAGCGAAGGCTTTGTCCATTTGGCTAATGCCTGAGAACTGTCCGATTCCGTGTGTTGGATCTGATTCGATCAGATCATAGTGGCTTCGGAACTCGGGAGTATCACTGATGAGGTCCCCTGTCAGCTTCGAGCCAAAGGCTGGAGCGATGAGGTCGTGGCTTTTTTCTTGGAAGAAGCGAGCGGCGTCGAAGGCACCTTTGAGGATTCGAGTCTCTCCGCGTTTCTCTTTGATCGTGTGACCTTCGGTAACGATGCGAGCCATCGTCTTGAGGTATTCGAGCAGGAGTCGAGAGCGGCGGTCTTCCACCTTCTCTTCGAGATGCCGAAGGAAGTCTCCTCGTGTTTTAGAGGGAAGGTTGATAACCGTTTCGATACGGTCAACGACTTCCATCTCTTTGAGGCGCTCGAAGTGTGAGCGCACGGTACTGATCTCTGGAACGTGCGTATGAGAGCTAAAGAAGTCTCGTACGTACTGCCAGATGAGGTTGTCTTCTTTGGTGTCGAACCCTAGGCCAGACTCTACCAGGGCAAGGTAGTTGCGTTGGAACAGTTCGACATCGTCTGCGGAGTCCGCGACGAATACAGAGCGAAGTAGTGTTTTCATTTCTTCCCCCCTGTCCGGTCTTCCTCGTACGTGTAGTCTATGGGGGTTGTTGTGCCGCTACCTGTAGAGAGTCGGATCTTCTTGTTTCGGACGTTGCCCGCTGCGGTGGTGGCCTGTGTTCCCGTATCGAGGATATCGTCTGGAGAGGAGTGTGCGACCATGGCTCCGGAGTTGTGTAGAACTCTGGTGAACGAATCTCTGAGTTTGGTCATGATCTCTGGGGAGTTACAGAGATGGGCAACATCGTCCACGAGATAGTTTGGTTGGTCGACAATCCACGTGGGTTTGTCGAGGAACTCTCGAATAGCGATGACTTCCATGAGGGTTTCGGGAGTCGCTGAGTTACGGGCTCGCTTCACGCCTAGGAGCAAGACCAGCAGGTCTGGGGCGTCTGCGAGATCGTGCAGGTCCATGTCTTTCGAGGCGGTTTCTGCCACGTCGACATCGAAGATCTGGATGGATTTTGCTTTGGCGGAAGCCAGCCATCCGGCCATCATTTGGGAGTCGGAGCGAACGCGGCAGAACCATCGTGGTCCCATTCGGAGGGCCACGTGACGCAGGTGAGCCTTGAATTCTTGGTCTTTAGCGGTGATCCAGACGCACTTGTCGACGAACTTCTTGAGCACGGAAGGCTTTTCGAGTCTGGGAGCCCTCATGAGGTCGACTCCGGGCCAAATCCTTCGTACGTTGCTCAGGACATCTCTAGCAAGGACGCAGCGACAACGGCGTCCGGCCAAGGGTTTGGGTTTGGGTTTGGCATTCTTGGGATTCTTGAGAGCGGCGGCATCAGGGATCTGAGATATGACATCGACCGTGATGAATCCTCGACCGTAGCAGAATTCGCAGTCGGGGTCTCCGTCGCCAGGGATGGATCTTTTGGTTGCCCCTAACTCCTTGAGGTCGCCTTTCTCTAGGAGACGCTCGAACCTCTTCTGCTTCTTGAGCACTTCCCAGCACACGTCTGGAACTTCGGCAACCTGGCCTCTCGTTAGGGTGAACGAGGGGGGAGTCTTGGTTTCCGCGGAGATCTTCGCAAACCGGATGGGGATGTCTTTCTCCCCCGTGTTCTGGATCTTCAACGCTTCAACCTCGTTTTGGCATCGTCCTGCATCATCTTGAACAGGTTGGATATATCGTTCTTACTCTCAATGTCGAGGTCTTGGTCGTCCTCTCCTTTGAGTCGTTTCCCGATGACGGCTTCCACGAGCTTCATTTTGCGTTTGAGGACTCCGATGACCTTCTCGTCGATGGTATCTCGGCATGCGAGGTGGATCGCATACACACGGTCGTGCATCGATCCGATGCGGAGCATCCTGCCTAAAACTTGCAAATAGGTGCCTGCAGACCAGGGAGAGTCATAGAAAATGATAGCCTTGGCGCTTTGGAGGTTGATGGCTTCGGAAGCGGCATCCGTGATAATGCAAACTCTTGCGGGATCCTTGGGATCATTGAACCGTTTCATGGAGACGTCTCTCTCCGTCATCTTCTCGCTCTTAAACTTGACCGTTTTAGTCTCTCCTCCGGTGATGCGGACAGCGTCAATCTTGGCCTTCTTCAAAAGGGGCATGAGAAGGTCGACCATTTTTCGGAAACGCGTGTACACGATCACGTTCTCGCTAGAAAGATCCCCTTCTTTGAGTAGCTCCATGAGGCGGTCAAGCTTATTCGAGTCCCCCTCGCACTCCACCAGCTCAGGGTGGTCTGCAATTTGCTGGCAGTAGATGAGGGCGGTTAGCGGCGTTACCTCCTTAACGTCTCCTGTCTTGTCCAGCTCAAGCAAGCCTGCGAGGGCTTCGTGATACTTGTGGTGCTGCGATTTCGAGAGCTTCACCCGATCCGTACGGATCGTCAGTGGCGGTATGTCCTTTGCTACGGCATGCTTTGCTCGGCCCAGGAAGAAGGGATCGATGAGGCTCTTGAACTTCTCAACCGATCCTTTCTTCGGATAGACAGGGATTGGAATCTGGCGTCCGCCTTTCCCTATCTTCTGCAGCCTCATCACGTAGTAGTCGTTGAGGAACGCATTCATGGACCCGGGGAAGGGGTTGGCGTCTGTGCCGGCCAACATCACGCAGAAGATCCCGTAGCCTTCCGTGAGGTTGTTCTTGATCAACGTAGCGGTCAGGCACCAAACCCGGCTCGCTTGGGAGGCCATGTGTTTTGCGATTTTTGCGACTTGAGTCTTCGGATTCTTGAAGGCAGAGCACTCATCGAACACGATGACTAGGTCCTTCATGGCTTGCAATTTTGCGAAGTCCTGCCTCAGAGACCCATAACCCATCACCAAGACGGTGGGGCCGGTTGCTTCCGCGAACTTCTCGTAGATCTTGTGTCGCTTTGCTGGAGTCCCTTGGACCTTGAGGATGGTCATTCCATCCGTGTGGCAGAACTTTCCAAACTCGTCGCGCCATTGCCCCACGGCGGACTTCGTGGTGACCACAAGAACCTTGGCGTCGGGCTCTTTCGACCAAACGTAGGTGAGGGCACCTATTGTTTGAATTGTGTTATGGTTGATCAGGCCGTTGCCGACAAAGCTGTGTTCAGGATCATCAACCTCGATATCCATGACCTCGGCTTGACCTGCTTCGATATCGGTGATGGGGTCGTAAAAGTGGTGACGATCAACGATCTCTTGTAGCTCCAGGTATTCTGGCAGATGTGTGAGCCGAAAGTCTCGCAAATGGGTCATCAACTCTCGAATCTTCGAATAGGTGAGGTCTCTCCTGCCGGCAAAAACATGCTGGAGGTTGTTGCGGATCACGTCTCCAAACTGCTTAAGACCGGAGCCTTTTCGTAGGCTATTATTGCCTTTAGCCGAAGTTGCTACCTTCAAGGCTGCCCACAAGGGCCTCAACAAATGGGCCACATGAGGCACGACGTCGTGATTAGGGTTGGAGTCCTCGCTCATTGAAGAGGTCAGGACTGCGGTCTTCCGTTGCGTTACGAACCCAACTTCGTCTCGGTATTTCCGAGCATCATCCCCAAACAGAGTCAGCCTCCAGTACATCTCCCCATTTACGGGTTTCTCGGCTATCCGAGAAACCATGCCAAAGCGAAGCAAAAGCGCTTGCACATCTTGAACGAGCTTGAGGCTCTTAGAGGAATACTCGATCCCGCCTTCTAGCGCATGCCCATCGCCCTCGAATAGCCCTCGGAGAAACTGGACCACGACCTCGCGTGGGGAGCGGAAGATCGTCCAAGGCACACGCTTAGAGCCCGAAGTGACGTGCCGTGCTCCGGTAGCAGCGAGATAATCACGCAAGACAACGCTAGAGATTACGATTTCCTCATGGTTGCCATCCCATGTCAGACTTTCTTGAAGCAGTGCTCGAATATCTTGGTGAGCTTCAGGATCGAACTGAGTAATGGTGAACCCGTACTCGTTTGCCGAGTTTCCTTCCGCGACAAAGTACCCTAGGAGCCTCCCCAGCTCAGGAGTGACCGTTTTTGGGATGACGTAGCGCTTTGCGTTAGCAGCTCGCGTGTCCACGAAGGGCACGACCACTTCTTGCTCTGGCCACGTAACCTCTCTTCGCTCAACGCACAGGTAGTCTCCTACCCGAAGAGAGGGAAGACGTGTCCAACCTTCTCCCTCGGATCCTCGAACCCTCAGAGGGTGTCTGTGAGAGCCCTCAACCTCAAACCCGTAACGAGTTTTGATCCGCAACGTGGGCTTCACTCCGCCATAGTAGAAGGACTTGAGGGGGGCCCACTTCGCTCCCGTCCAGACCTTGCACGCAACAGCTTGTGTGAAGGTGTCGGGATCGAGCTTTTGTCCTCGGTCTTCGCGGAGGTCCTCGATGGGGACCATTCCACGATCTGTGAGCACACGGGTGTTTCCCGTAACGCATTTTCCCAATCCCGTGTCGTCACCAAGAAGGAATCTCGACATCGTATACAGATGGAGAACGCCTTGAACTTGGTAGTAGCGAAATTGGAGGGGGTGTTCTTCGCCGTCAAAGCCGATAAAGGTTTTCTTGAAGTACTTTGAAGGCTTGAGCTTGAGGTCGTCCTGCTCTCGAATCCTCTTCAGTCGAAAGTAAGCAGCTCGGGCCTTCTCGTCGAGGGGCATCAAGAAGAGGTACCCCAGATTTTCGCACTTGGGCCTCTTTTTGAGAGGGGAGGGAAGGAGACCACCGCCGAGGCTTCCCACTCGGAACTCCGGGGTTTGAACCCGGTATTTTTGGCTCGCTTTTTGAAGCGCTTACTCTATTACGAGCCGTTCCAGCACTATGAAACTACTGGTTAGAACTACGGTGGCAAACCCTCTACGCAGTCGCCGACGAAAAAAGAACTACTTGGCGATTTTTTTAACGACTTCGTACCACTTGGGGTACCGAGACCGCAGCTCGTTAGGGTTGATGTGGTAGGCGGCGAAGCAGTCGGCAAAGGCTTCCTCGGAGTTGGACTGCCCGTAAGGCAAGTTGGGGCTGTCCCAGGGGTCGATCTCGTGCTCACTCGCTAGCTTTGAGGGGTTGAGCCCCACACAGGATGCATCGCCCTGTCTTCTTGCCTTCAGAGTCGACATCGATCGTCCACTGGTGTGGGCACGGGGCCACTGCGGCGGGTTGTACGGGCGCACGTCGCAGGAGACTCGCCTCCTCACGATGGCTCCGAGTGCACATGTCGGACAGTATGGACTGAACTGTCTCGTTGAAGACCTGCCGCTTGTGCCCCTCGGGGCCCCAATGCCTCTTCATCGCCCCTCGTCTTTCGCACGCATCCGGTCGCACACGTCGGCCACCAGCTCCAGCGCGGTGGATTCCCCCACAAGCAGGTCCCTGCAGAGCTCGCCCGGGCTACCTCGGAGCCACGAACCGCGCTCGTTCAGCATCTCAAGGAATGTGATGAGCACGTCCCGGGCGGTCTCATCTGCCGGTCGCAGGCCCCCGGATCGCGCAGCGTCCACGAGTCCTCGTAGGTCGGGCATCTCTAGCTATTCCATTCTGAAGGCATCAAGCGCCTGAAGCATCAAGAGCCGATTTGGGCTTGTTTCGCTGCCCTGGCTCAACCGATGTTTGAAGTACGCAGAGACCTGAGAGGAGGCGTCTTGGAGAGCGTTTCCTTTGCCGTTCTCGCGCTTGAGAACCTTGAGGTGCTTCTTGGCAGCGCCTTCAACGGCATCGATATAGAACGACTTCTTGATCTTGGGGGCCATCTTCTGCTGCACCCACACAGCCAACGACTTGAAAGCACGCTCGACAGCATCCTCCAGCTCCAGAGGGGGGAGGTGCATCCCAGCAACGGAGCCAAGGTGACCGCCCTTGATGATCATCCACTTGGCCAGTTCCAGGCCCTTTTCGTAGCTCGCAGGCAGAGGAGACAGAGGGGGCCAAGCCCGAGGTGGTGCGATCAGAGTCGCGACCAGGTACTTCGGATCGACGTTGGCTTTTTTGGCAGCCTTGTCCAGAGCAGCTCGAAACTCTTTGCCGTGCGCCATTAGCGCTTTCTCAAAGGTCTTGGAGACATCACTTGCCGCATTGTCCAGCGCTTGCATCTTCTCTTCCCGTGAAGCACGGTCCTCTTGCCCGTTTTCGATGCCTAGAAGGCGAGAGACCCAACCTGCTACTTTGATCTGTGAAGTCATGAACTCAAGGGATATCTACGACAATTCTCCCTGGACCTTTGATGGTAAGGGCCGCTCCTGTAGCGGATTTAGTCGAGCTTATCTGACCAGAGCAAACAATAGAGAAACTAGGGTCGGGAAGCACTACATGACCCACCAGTTGCTTTTCAGGGTCTTTTGGCTTAGGGGGCTGCATTGTGACGAGCTTTTCAGCGGTTTCCGTCAGGGGGAGGTTCAGGAGCCCGGTTCTCTTGAGACCTTCGGTGGTGACCTCTCCCATCATGCCATCGATGGGGCCGACATTGATCCCGTTACGGTGCAGTTGAGCTTGGATGAAGCGCTCTAGAGCCTTGGGTCCTTCCCAGGTTCCCACATCGACTTGGCAAGCGGATGCCAGAGAGGGCCAGGCTTCCTCTCCTCGTCCCAGGCTCAGCAGGTGGTCATACAGGACCTGCCAGGGTCCAAGGTAGTGCATGAGCCCTGCAGTGGACGTTGGCATGGGGTACCGATCCCAGGGGGTGAATCCGCAGGGGATAGCGAGGCCCCACAAGAGAGCCAGCTCTCTCTCCTTGCGGGTTTTCTCTTCGCCCTCATCGTCGATGATCTGCAAGCCGAGGGTGACTTCTCGTCCAGAGGGTTTCATGGACCACTCAGGTTGGCATCCGGTCAAACCCGGATCTTCGGAAACTCGCTCCCAGGACATGTCTACCTTAGGAGTTCCTCCAAACTGGATGCGAACATTCCCTAGCTTGGCAGCGCGAGCTTCCAGCTTTCGCATGGCTTCGGCCATGTCGGAAGTGATGGCTGCTTGTCGATACTGTATGAGTCGTTCTCGGGAGATCATTTTTTCCGGCTTTTCAAGTAGGCTGTCGCAAGCTGTTTGATGTGCTCTGGATTAGCCTTTCCAGTGGAAAGAAGCTTAGCGTGAGGGTCACGCACCCCTTCTGCTTGTTGTCGCTTAACTCCTAGCACATCCACCATGATCGGATCGGCGCCGTCTCGCGCTATTAGATAGTACGCGAACACAGGCTCGCGTTGTCCGTCCCGAAGCACCCTTCCTACGCATTGCTCAATAGCTTCAGGGCTCCAATCCAGTTCTCCGATAATGACGTTTGAGGTTACGTGCTGAAGCCCGTCCACTCCGGAGCCTGAACGTAGGGACATTAGAAGGACTTTGGAATCCCCTTGCAAGAAGCTCTCTAGATTCCGTTGCTTCTGCACGGGGGTTTCCGATCCAGTGAACAACACCGGGTTGAGGTTCTTCAACTTCTCGCACCAGATAGAGTAAACATCTCGGTGCCACCCAAAGACCACCACAGGGCCGGATTGGTCTACGATCATGCGGATAAACTCCGCAACAAAAGGGGCCTTCGCCAGGCCTGTAATCTGGCGCATCTTGGAGTCGAATTGCCCGGCAGCGGAGAACCTATCCTCTTTTTTAGACTCCTGGCTCAAGATGATTGCTGCCAGCTCAGAAGCCGCATCCTTAGCTTCGGACAGAGCAGATGAGTCACTATCCACCTCTTCTACGATGCGCGTGATTGGAGGAAGCTCTCGCCCAACGTCTGCCTTCGTTCTGCGAAGCATGATCCCCGTTTCACGAAGATACATGCCAAAGGCTTTCGGGTCTCCAATCTGGCTCTTGTCAGTGTTGGAGCTTCGGCGGCACCACTCTCGGAGAAACTCCTCCTTTGTCCCCAGAGCACCCTGAGACAGGATGTTCAACACGTTCCAATACTCGACTCCATAGTTATATATGGGCGTCGCCGAGAGCCCTAGAAGCCAAGTAGCGGAAGCTGCGATAGTGTCCGCAGCTTCGTATTTGAGGCTGCCCTCTCTTCGTAGCTCTTGACACTCATCAAAAACGACGGTCTTGAAGAGCTTCGAAAAGACGTCCACCCAACCCGACAACTTGTGGTAGGTGCTAATTACCACAGCGGTGTCATCTTCAAGGCTGTATGGGGCGGTCTTCTTTATGATGTGCGTCTTCAGCTCAGGAAGGAACTTCTTTAGTTGCTGTTTCCAGTGTGTCTGCAAGTGCGTAGGAACAACTACCAGAGCGGGCAACGTTCCTTCGAGAGCTAAGAGAGCTATTGCACTAACGGTTTTCCCAAGCCCCAGATCGTCCGCTAGGAGGAGACCTTTCGTATTGAAGCACAGTTGAGCTGCCTGAGCTTGGTATGGCCTTGGAGGCAACGCCATACCGGATATCTTGGGCACCGAATGCCCTTGGAGGATCTGCCAAGTTTTAGTGGCTCTCTGGTCAAACTCCTGAGCCTTTGTCACGAGAATGTCGGGGTGTGAGACATCCAGCGGGTAGCGCTGCAAGAACCACTCTAGGTCTCTGCAGTTCTCCTCTGTCGCAGACAGGTACAAGACCTTAGACGCTTTTCGAATCTTCTGGAAGACCTGCTTGGCCCGCATTGCTACATGTGGCTCTAGGTCTAGCTTCCAAGCTTTCTGGCTAGCGACGTACGTCGCTTTTCCGAAGGACTTCAAAACGGGTTTAGATAGATCACCTGCACGGGCTTCTCGCACATTGCCTCCGGCATCCTTCGATGCGCTGTCTTAGTGGTAACCAAAACCAGCTCCACGATGTCCGGGTGTTGGGCATAGCGATGAAGCTGGCGTGTCACGGAAGTCAGGCTCTCTTGAATCTTCACTTCCAGCCCTAAACCCTCTCCGAGAAAGAAGTCGATACGATCGGTTCCGGCTAAAAGTCGCTCTCTCTCGTACGGAATTTCAAGCTCATCAAACAATTGAGCCAGACCTTTTTGCAAGTCTAGTTCGCAAGAGAAAGAAAAAGAACTGTTGAGCACCGCAGTGGTGAGACGTTGACACAAGTCTGGGCCGGTCATGGGCCAACCTTCAAACCGAGCTTCTTGGCTTCAGCAAGGAGTGCCGCCTTGCGTTTCTCTTTTTTGGCGTTTTGAGCCTTCTGCCACTTGTCGTAAGCCTTCTTTTCGGTGGCATAGCGCCAGTTGGCTTGCTCCTCAGTTTCGAGGGTCCTTGCCATCGCACAGAAGTAACCGTCATGCCCTTCGATCTCGAACTCCACAGTCGTCATGCCTTGCTCCTCCATCTGATCTGCAAGCTTGCGAAGGTCCTCCGGAGAGTACTCAAGGTACGACCCAAAGAGGGGAGTCTCGTGCCGCACGATTTGTGGCTTCTTGATTGCAAAGATGGGGCGCTTCATGGAGCCTTTGTGATGGAGATGGCGCAGGTCAGCAAGGTGGTAGAAACCGAAACAGCCGTTTCAATTGCCGACAGGACAACGGGGATAGGATCCAACAGCATTGGATCGTTGCGAAGATTTCGCATCTCCCCTTGTAGTACGTCAAAACCGAACATCTTGTGTTTCTTCACAGAGAGGCTCTCAAGCTCCTGGAGGACGAGAGGAGCTTCGTACCCGGCATTGGTCACCAAGGCCACCACAGGAGCCCTGAGAGCTTCACACAAGGCTTGCTGAGCAGCTCGGAGGGTCTCATCACCCGCAGGCACAGTCCAACCTTCGATGGCTTGAGCGAGTCGCCAAGCGGTTGTGCCGGCGCCGAGGCAGACGCCTTCGTTGAGAGCAGCTCTCACGGCATGTAGGCCGTCTTCGATGCGCCCTTTGCGCTCCTTAGCCACGGCTGGGGTGACGCCTCCTACTCTGAGGACACAGAAACCATCCGTGAGCTTGGCAATGCGCTCTTGGAGCTTCTCCAGGTCGTGGTTTGAAGTTGTCCGCCCCTTCTCCTCTCGAAGCACCTTGACTCGGTTTTCGATGTTCTCGTAAGCGTCGTCAAAACAAACGAGTGTAGTCTTGTCTTGCTGGACAGAAACTTGCTGAGCTGATCCGAGCCACCTGGATTCGAAGTTCTTGATTGACATTCCAGCTTCGGGGTCGAACACCCTGGCTTGAGTGAGCGCGGCAATGTCTTCGAGGTAGACTCGCATCTTCGGAGTGATCTTGCCGGGAGCACGGATTCCACACGAATGTAACACGTTTTGCTTCGTGTTCGTGACCATCGTTTTCAACGCGTCACCGTAAATCCCGTGGCTGACAATCAACAGGGGAAGGTTTCCTGGCACCATGGATGATGCCTCCAAGATGGGCACGATCTCCTCGAACTTAGTCAGTGTTGTGGCTACCACAGCAACGAGGCACACGTCTTTCGCCCAGGCTTCTCCCTCCGTGAAGTCGGAAGTTTCCCAGCCTTGATTCAGTTCCATGCCGTGCTTAGGCAGCACTTCGACCCCGAGACCTTTGCCATCTTCGACCACGACCATGCCGTGTTTTCCAACTTGCAAGCAAGCATCTGCGAGAGCCTTGGCAACTTCTCGATCAGATTTGGTCGTGTGGAGAGCGATGTCTTCGAGCATTTCCCGTTGGGTAACGTGAATCGTCGTCAACCACTGGTCTTTTCGTTCCATGTAGTGTTCGAGAATGCCTCGAACACATTGCACGAATTCTTGAGGATCGTAGCCCGCTGTCAAGTACTTGTGTCCGGACTCCAGGAGTTTGCCGGCGATGAGTGCGGTCGTTGAAGTGCCGTCTCCTGCATCTCGGCCGACTTTGAGGCAGGCATCCTGCAAAACCGAAGCACCCAACCTCTCGATAGGGTCTTGGGGGCAAACTTCCAGAGCCACGGCTACTCCGTCTCGCGTTGACAGGATTCCAGCCTGACGGTCGAGCATGACCGTGCGTCCTTGGGGGCCATAGGTTACGCGGACAGCCTTCACCAGTTGAAGGGCTCCCCGAACCATTGCTGCTCGATCCCCCGAGACTTGTACTGGTTTAGGTTTTCTCATGGGATGAGAACCAACGTGGCCTTCTTATCAGAAAAACCGGAACCCGAGCCATTGCCAAAGCCAGAGCCATAGCCGTCGCCACGGCCAGTGCCAAAACCATAGCCATTGCCATTGCCAGAGCCATTGCCAAAGCCACGGCCAGAGCCAATGCCAAGGCCACGGCCAGAGCCCTGGCCATCGCCTTCGCCACGGCCATCGCCAAAACCATAGCCATAGCCAGAGCCATAGCCACCGCCAAAGCCAATGCCAACGCCGAGTCCACGTTTCTCAACTCGATCTGGGTCGAAGATTCTCATAGTGTGTGAGCTATGCCGGAGTTTGGCCTTTGAGCAAATAGCAGGCATCCGTGTCTCCTTCGCAGGCCTTCTTCGCGAGAAATTTTTCCAGCTTGGCAACACACACTTCAGCTTCGGAAGGAGCCAACGGTTGCTGCCATCTCGGGTATTTTGCTTTTGCCGACGGACAGTATCGAGATTCTGGACAAGCTGGCTCTTCGCGTCCGTGTAGCTTGCCTCGGGATTAACTCTCTGAACGTACCGATCAATGGCGTGTGTGGTGAAGGTGAACTCCTGAACGTTGGCCACTATGTCCCTCTCGTTGGAAGTTTAGGGTACGAAAACAAGGGTGGGCTTCTCTCCCTTGGGTTTACCATGGGAGAGAACTTGGATGCTAAGAATTCGGGTATCTGGGTCTACACGAAAATCGTATTCAGAGCCCGCACCAGCCTCACCATGGCCAGAGCCAGAGCCAGAGCCACAGGTCCACTTCTCAACTCGATCTGGATCGTAGATCCTCATGGGATGAACACCATGAGGGGTTTCCTCACGCCACCCACCTCGGAGTCCGAGCTACGACCTTCACCGGAACCACCAGTGCCATAACCATAGCCAGAGCCATCGCCAAAGCCGTCTCCATAGCCAGCGCCATCGCCATGGCCTTCGCCATCGCCATAGCCATAGCCAGTTCCAAAGCCATAGCCAAAGCCTTCGCCATGACCCTCTCCAAGGCCCTTGCCCTCTCCATGGCCAGAGCCGTCGCCCGATCCAGATCCAGAACCGTAACCCAAGCTGCCCCTCCAGGCTCGGTCTTGATCCCAAACCCTCACAAGGGACGTTCTTCCTCAAGAAACTTCGCTCCGTAGGAATCACAGTCGGCATCTGCCGGGTCTCCGAATGCTAAACACTCAAGCTCTAGCGCTCGTTCAACCATCCCGCAACGGTTGAGATAGTCCACAAACTGCTTCACGACAGCTTGCTCCTCAAGACTTGCCGGACCTCTAACCCTCTTGCGGCCTACCAAAATACTCTTGCGGCTCATCCCGACACGGGGTCCTTGAGGTTGATTTTCAACTCGGAAGCGGTGATGAAGACCTCGTAGCGCTCTCCCGGCTCGAAAGGGTTGTTGGCCCGAGGAAAGAGCACACGACCGCGCTCCTTCTGCAGGTTGTACGGGTGGGCTCCGTCTTGGCTGTCGAGCGAGATCACCGCCTCATCATCCGTCACGAGCACGTACACAGGAGTGCCGGGGTGGATGGCTTGGCCGGAAGCCGCGATGAACTTGTCGAAAATCGGGCGAGTCAAGCAAAGTCGGCGATCCGTGTGGACGGTTGCTGTGACCATACTGGGCTGCGGCAGCGCCGGTTGCGCCGGTTGCGAAACTGCAGGCTTGGAGATGGCCGTGGGGTAGCCACTCTTGGGTCGGATAGGGTTGGACTGTGTGATCGCCTTGCCTCCTGGGGCAGGGATGTCGACCTCGAAGTCGTGGTTCTGGATGTCGGCAGCGTCAGGGCCGTAAACGAAGACCGTGACTCCGGCAGGAGTGCGCCCAACACCTGATGTGGAACGTGCCATCTGAAGGCCAGGGAAGTCGTCTCCGTAGCTGTCTTTGTAGTTGACAGCCCCGTTGTAGTACAGATCCCGTACGTACTCCCCAAGAGAGAGCACCGAGAACCGCAGGTCTGTTCGATGCTTGCGAACCTCAGCAGCAATCTCTCCGCTGGAAAAGCAGAGGTTGTTGGCCGAGTAGAAGTCGATGCAGTCCTGAGCTGCATCGCGCCAGTTCTGGCTGTTCTGAATGGAGTCCTTGAGGGAAGTGCTGGTGGCTTTTGCGAGTGCGTTCATGCGAAAATTCCTGAGTGATCGTGGTCCTGAGGATAGATTAGTACTAAGGGTCTACACCAAATAGTGGTAAGGTAGCCTAATTTTCGAGACTAATTTCCCCCAGTGGGGGTCGTCGATGGGGCCAGTGTCGCCGGCCATAGCGCCTTGCCATGGACCGAGAATCGATCATCGGTGGTGGCACGCGTTAGGGTCTCGCGTACCTCGTCGGCTGAGAGTTTGATGCCTACGGCCGCCAGTGCGGTACGCGCCTTCTTCACATCTTTGGGAAGCCCGGCGGCGAGCGCGACCGCGACGTGGTCCAGAATTAGGCCGTATTCCTGCTTGCTCATGCCCCCCTCTACGCGAACCGAGTCAAAAAATGCACACCAGAGTCGGATTTGGCCTCTGCTCTCCCATCAGCAGGCTCCGTAAGAAATGAGGCATCGCGACCAACTAGACCTTCCCATGAAGGTCTTTCTCGCTTGGTCTCGAAGGATCAAAGAGTTTCAGCGCATCTCGCCTTCAATGATGTAGCGAATGCGTTGGTAGCTAGGATCGAAAATGATGTGCTCGTCATTGACGACGGTAGAGAAGCTCGACATGGCCGCAATCGAGTCTTTTCCATCGGGGGGAGTGCTCCACGAGCCTGTCCGTCTAGCCTTGTAGGCGTCTCCCATGATCACGTCATTGAGGAACATGAACCATCCGCGCCCACTGATGCTTCCTTGGTTTCCATAGTAAGATGCGCGATCCCCGCAATACCCGTGCGATTTCAGGTAGTCTGAGGCAAAATAGCAGCCTCCCCCGAAGGCTGCGCCGGTAATTTGCGCCCCCGGAAGGGACCGGGGCAGGCGTAGGTTGGTCTGGAGGATGGGAGCAATGTTGACGGCTCGTGTTCCGTGGATACCCAGAAACACATTTGCGTTTTCAGCGTAATCCGAAATATCCGAAAGATCTGCACGAGTCCGGGGCTGCAAGTTTGCAAATAGATCGAAGTCTCCCACGCGTTTCTTAGCCACCTTCTTGACAGCGTTGCGAAACTCTGTGTCACGGTCCGGCCGTTCAACAGTGAACATGTTGTGGATGATGAGCTTCTGCCCTCGCAGGTGCCCATGACGATTGTTCGTCATACCTCGATAGGTCTGTTCAACCCACTTGCCTTGCTTGCTCTTCGGGTCGAGCCAACGGACCGTTGCGTTGAGACGGGAGTCCACGTCCACACCTTGGACCTGGACCTTGTCCTCCACGTCGAAGTCCTCGTTGGCCAGAGCCGACTCAAACGTGTCGAGGTCTTGCTGGAGCTGGAGGATGTTGCCCGAAGACAGCACCATCTTGAGGGCCCGAGCTTCGGCATCTTTGCTACGACCTGGGTCGGGTCGAGGAACCAAGCTTGCGACGTAGTTGGACAGCTCCTGCAGCTTCTTGTCTTTCGTGCAGGCGACCGCCAAACGGCGGTCGTACTGGGTCTGGTCGTCGGCCACCTTCTTGGTCGTCGTCTTGCCCACGCGAACGATGTGTTGCAAAGCCGTCGGGAGCAGTGTGTCTCGAACCTCTTCGATGGCTTCTTTCGTAGGAGTGACGCCACCAGACTCCGAAACCGTTCGGCGCACGTAGCTCTGAACACCTCCAACAAGGTCCTTCACGAGGCGAACCTCTTCGGGGTGGAAGCTCTTCGTAGGGAGAGCCTTGGCTTTCTTGGCAACCTTTTTCTTGGTCACCTTCTTCGCCAGGCCAGAGCTATCCTTGATCAGGTAGGCGTCAGGAAGGCCGCTTTCCCGAGTTGCAAGTTTCTGGGCGACGTAGCCGTCTTTGCCGGATTTCCCGACCCAAATGCCGTCCTTTTGTACGAGACGTTTGACGTTCTTGGATTGGCACTGCTTCTGGAAGAAGGCGCGAGCTTCGTCCTCCGAGCTGCACTGCACGAACTGGTAGTCTTGGCCTGAGAAGGCGTCTCCAGACCAGGATTTCCCGGTCTTGGCCCGACCCCACTCCAAGTACACGAACCACCCACTGTCGTTCTTGACGACTCCTGCGTGGTAGTATTTGTTGTTGTTCGCACCGAACTGGTTGACGCACTTCAGGTCAGCGATACCAACGTCGCTCCCAAAGTCGTCTTGGTCCTTGGCCGCACGGCCTTGGTAGGTGAAGTCCGAAGGGTTCTTCCCAGCTGGGAACTCTTTACGTCCTAGTTTAGTTGGCATCTTGTTCGTTCCTAAGTGAAGCGGGCAGCGGAGTGGTGAATGAGGGTGACCGCGCTTTGAGCACGGTGGAAGGCAGCTTCAGTCTTGCTGAAGGCATGAACTTGGTCTTCGAGTTTGCTCACGTCGCACAGAAGAGCAGTGTCGAGGGTAGACATTGCGATGGCGTTGGAAACGTCGAACTTGAAAGGCATCACGCGGAAGAGGACAATTTCGGCGGCAAGAACTTTCTTTTCATCCCAGTCTCGTTGCTTACGCGTGGGCAGCTTTCGGATAGCTTTGCTCACGAATATCTCAAGGCGCTTGACGGGGTGCCGTTTGAGGGTGACGCAGTGAAGATACTCGTGGCAGACAGCTTCTACAGCCACCTTGTCCGAGTTATCACCAAGACCGTGGAAGTCTGCAAGGCGGAGACAAGCGCCTCGAAAACCTCGACCAAGGTTGATACGTTGGATCATTCCACACCTTCCACGAAAGACTTGTCTCTCCAGTAGGCGAAGGACTTGTGAAGAGCAGACACGAACTCTCCGTCGCTCATCTCGGTGGCTGTGCCTCCGCTCATCTCGAAGTGGTTGTACATCAGAGTCGAGGGATGCATGGGCATCTCTTCGTCCGTGATTCGAGCGTTGATGCTGATGATCTCCCACTCCGCATCCGAAGAGCGTTCGTTGTTCTCGTCGAGAACGTCGGCATGGTAGAGCACGATGTCCACGTGCTTGGCGGGCTGTTTCTCACCTTTGGTTTGGACGTTTTTGCGGGGCTCTTCGCCGTCTTGCCGGGCTTCGAAGGACCCTTGGAGGGTGTCGCCCTCTTTGAGGGTCACGACGCCTGAGAGGAACCCTTCCGCCGGTACAGGCACGAGGAGGACCCCTTCTCGGTAGCCAGGCTTGGCTTGGTCGAAGCAGTCTGTGGCGAGCTTCCGTACCTCTTCCCAGGAGCCTGTGTAGTGGCTGAACCGGGAGGCTGCGGTTTGTCGTTGGACAAAATGGCTGACTTCAATGTTGGGCATGGTCTTCTTCCTCGTAGAGCCCGTAGTTTTCATCCCAGTCCAGCAGGGCTAACTCTGGATCAGACCCATGGCCATGGCACTGGGGTCCGGCGTCCGGCGCTCCGTCATTGCAGTTGTCGCAGTACGCCTGGTAGTCCCAGTTTCGTTGGGGTGTGGGATTTACGGTCGGGGAAACCGTGGGCTCCCCTCCGCAAAAAGGGCATGGTTTGTGTGCTTTGCTCATCGTTACGCCAGCCCGACTTGAAAAGCAATCGCGGGCGTGATGTGGTGTCCGTAACCCTCGGCGATGGTATCCTTGGCTTCCCACATGGTCTCGTCAGACATCCGCTGCTCCAGCGTGGTGCGAGGAGCCGACCACCAGCAGTGGGGGTTCAGCTGGCTCGCGTCGACAACGAAAACGTCGTTCGTGTGAGCACTCACCGCTGCAACAACACACTTCACAGCGTTGTCGGCGGCTGTTGGACTCTCGAAAGCGTGGAAATGAGTGTAAATCTCGGTCTCGGTTTGTACTACCATGAAGTACACGCAGTACGAGAAGGGTCCGTCTTCCCCGTAGCCTTCCCGAGCGTGGCTGATGACCCCGATGTCTCCCTTGTCCATGCACCCTCTACGTGAATCGACTCAAAAAGTGAACATGTTAGCCGTGATCTGTACGATCAACCCGAGCAAGGCGGCAAGGAGGAAGAGCCGTTTGGTATCCGCAAGCTGCGCCTTTCCCAAGTCTTCCTTCTGCTCTTCCTGAAATCTAGGCTTTTTGCGGTCATGAGATCACCGTGATGAGGGTGAAGCCTTCCTCGACTGTGACAGGTTGAGACCGCATGTTGCTGATCATGACGCTCATGGTCGTCCATGGCACTCGACGACACATGTCTCTGGAAGCATTCCGGCGCCACACCTCGACCTCCGGGGTCAAGAACACCACCGCTTCAAGGGGAACCCCCGCTGCTTGAGCGAACCGGACCAACACGGAGCGCCGGCCCATCTTGGTCAAAGTCGCATCAAAATAGATAGCGTTGTGGTCTAACGCATCGGTCTTCGCTTGCTGACGAAGCCAGGTGGTCTTCCCTGCCCCAGGAGGACCTACGAGGAGCACGAGCTTCGACACAGCGGGGTTTTCGAGGGTTTCCGCCAGGTCTGTGTATGCAGCCTCCCAAGCTGCGTCAACACGGTCTGGGGTCCAGTAGTAGTCCCCCTCCTCGTCAAGGAGCAAGGCGTCCGGGGAGATTATGCGCGGCATGTGATCTTCTTGAGCTTTTCAGCGCTGTAGTGCAGCGAAGTGAGCACCCCAGCTGGGGTGCGATTCCAGGGAGTTTTTTGCGTTTTCCAGGGTTCACACTCTGCGAGATCTTGTAGGCTCATGCTTGGTCCTTGACCGCTTCGAAAGTCCAGAGGTGACCGTCAGCAGGCTCGCTGGGGAAGCTGTTGAGCCACTGGTCGACTTCGGGGTAGGGGGCAGGTTTCGAGTCGGTGCTGGCACTGTATTGCAGACCTCGAAAGGCCCGAGCAGAGATCCCAGCGCCGGCAAGGTCTTTGGCAGCGGGGCGCATGGCACCATGCTCAACCATGCATCGCAAGAGATCGGCAGCATCCGCAGGAGCGGTGTTGTTGCGAACCTCCGAGAGGATCGCATGAACTCGCATCCCGTGGATGAGGCCATGGCCTGTGGCTTCCTCGTGCACACGCTTCCAAGCGGAGGCGTATGGCTCCACGGTTTTCTGCCAAGGCTTAGTAGTCTTCATCATCCACTTCTTTTTCCGTCGAAGCGAGGCTGATCACGATCGAGGCGATCGCGATGATCCAGGATCCGGACCGAAAGCGGCATCGAGGTGCTTGCGCGCAGCCTGGAGGCTCTCCCGGATCGGGGATCCGCCATATTCTGCGTCAGGGTTCAGCGCATGGGCTGTAGCGTACAGCTTCGAGGCGGAGGAAAGAGAAGTCTTAGCGGGCATTACAAAAACTCTACGCCAACGGGATGCGAAAGTGAACCTAGCTCAGCAATTTCAGGGTCTCAAAAAGGATAGATACGGACTGGGGGACGTACTCGGACATTGCAGTTCTCTACCCCCACCAAGAAAAAAGGCTGCCACCCCAAAAGGATGGCAGCCAATAGGTTAGGGCTAGAGCTAATCTACGTCACCAAGCCAAGGTACGTGCTTGCCGATGAGGGACCACATTCCGGAGGCAGCTAGACCAGCCGTCAAGCCGGCTAGGACTCGCTCTAGCGAGAGCGCACCTCCTGTGGCAAGGTCCACGGCCAAGACAGTTGCGACACCAAGTCCCGCAGAAACCCATGGTACGACATTGCTGGGCAACTTCGAAAGGAGTTTGAAACGGCGTGCTCCTCCAATAAGAAGCATGAGAATCGCTGAAACGCCAAGAGCGTACTCTCCACCTTGGAATGCCTTCACAGCGTCTTCACCAGTGCTTACGAGATCGGTTTCCTCACCATCCGTATCGGCACTAGATGATGTGTCCGTGTCTGTGTCAGCATCATCATATGCTCTGGGATCGGCCACTACGGCCAATTCTTTTGCGTCTTCGGTTTCCTCCTCAACTGCTTCGGTTGCTTTGGTTTCCTCAGCGGCTACCGCTTCGGTTGCTTCGGCGACCTTTGCCTCTTCCGGTGCAGCAAGAGCTGCTGGGGAGAAGGAAAAAGCGACCAGTAGGGTGAAAATTGACAGGACTCTATTCATGGGAAAAAACTCCTTGTTGGTTCAGAATGGCCTCGATGACCTGCGCCTTTGTGTGGGCAGTTTCCAGGTCTAGTTTGTTCTTTTCCGCGAATCGGAGAAGAACACCACGTGGAGTTTTGGCCAAAGACTCCACTGTGATCTCGAAGTCGAAGTCAAAGTTGGGCTCCGGCTTGGGCATAGGGCCCGGATCAATAGCATCCAAAGGTACAGGACCATCCGCCCTGTACGTTTTGGGCTTTCCCAACTTCTTCAGCTTGAGCCGCAGATCAGCGCGATGCTCTGCAGGAAGCGCAGGATTGCGAAGAGCCGTCGTCATTTCCTTTTTCCACCTTTGGAGGTGGGGACGACGGACCTTCATGTCAATCTGCTGCTGTGAGAGGTGTTGCATCACTCGTCTTTGGAGAAGGGTGCTAGCGGTGTTGTCGCAGGGTCTGGAGTGTTTCTCGTACGACCCTGATACATAGGCTTGCCGTTGAGGCGATACCTGTCCGCTGCGGTGGTTCCCTCACCATACCCCGTTCGGCTGATGATGCCCGAAAGATCGACGCCCTCTTTCAGCGTATCCCCATTACCGGCTACAGAATGGGTCATAACGACCATCTGGATCTCATCTCCCTCAGTCGTGTCATCGTCTGTCGAGAACGCTTCTTCTGGGAAGTTGCGGACTAGCAGGGCCTTTCCTGCTAGCAAGGCGCCTTTGAGGACAGGGAGTTGATGGGGCTCCAAAGAGCCGCTATTCCAGTCCACAGGACCGCCAGGGTTCACTCCGTTGAGAACGAACACTGCTCCACCACCACGGAAGATGCGGTAGCGACGGGAGCCTCCTGGAGAGGAGTCCGTGAAGGCTCCATATTGCAGAATAGCGCCGTCTCCCATACCAATCAGCTCACCAGGAGCACCCGTATGGGGCGTGTACTCTTCTCCACCATTTTGAGTGAGAGGCAGCAAACGTTGTGAAGGACGAATCCCTCCCAGGAGTGTTTGGACCGCACTCGATGCATCGTTGAGCGGGTTTTCGCCCAAGAAGTCTGCGTCGTTGTAGAGAATGCCCATCGGCATTCTTTCTGTCATTCCCGTGAGGTCGAACTTCGTAGTGCCACTACCTCCGTTGACCGGAAGATCAACGCCACCCGCAAGGTTCGCGGTGGTGATCGTAGCATCCAGAGTAGTCTCTCCCGACTTGGGAAGAAGCAACGTCAGGTTGTCCACGTCGTTGATCCGCACACGGATGCCGTTTCCTTCAGCACCAACAGTCCGGGAAATGATGTCGATGACCTGGTCATCGACATCATTCCGAATGAAGACGGAGTTCTGCAACTCAGTCCTCGCGACCATCTTCGCAGCCAACTCTTTGGCCACAACCGTTTCGTCTGGCGACGAAGCATCAAACTCATCTTCAGCTACCGTCGCACCGTTGTTGGCACGGAAGCTTACAACGGTTCCATCGAGGCGAACCACATCCACTCGGGTTGCATTCGGGCTCGGGAGGAAGATCATCGTCGCGTTGTTTCCGTCAACACGCAAATCGACAGAAGCCCGGCTTGAGTTCTTCTTCTGACCTTCGGTGAAGGCCCGAGGTAGGAACCTCCATGCAGGCGTTCCTGGCCCGCTTGGGATACGAGAAGAAGCCTCTGAGGTGTTCTCCATGAACCCAACGTCTAGCTCCGTTCCCGGATAGACAACGCCACCAATGTTGCCCGAACCCATTGTCGTGTAGAAGTCCAAGGACGCTAACACTTGAAGGGAACGTGCATTGGGTCGTTCGGGGATTTGATTCCCGCTTGCGTCATACTGCTGAATGTGTGTATTAACTGCGTAAGCATCCGATTGTGCAACTTGCCCAGGACGATGCTCATAGTCAGAAGTGGTGCGAGTCACTCCCGCACGAGTCATGAACGGGTCACCCTGGTAGACCGTGCGCTCGTAAGCGACGTACAGAGTCGAGGAGTCCGGAGCGGCATGAGGAAGAACCAAGCTGGCACCCTCAAGCTCTGGGTTATCGCCATCCGTGATGAGAGCACCCTCTCCGTTGTGGCGTCGAGCCATGACGAAGTTGTTCTCCGTGATCCACCCTTTGGCAAACACGAACACTGTGCACTCCACGACGTACTCTAGGTCTGCGAAGTCCTCCCCAGACGTGAAGCTGGGGGACTTGGTGATGTCGACGACGTTCTCAGGAATGATGTACGTATGGTCTCCACGCTCACCAGTCAAGTCGTAGGCTCCGTCTTCACAGATGAAGAGAGTCTGACGTTTGGCGTCGCGGCGCAAAAGGTTCGTTGCTCGACCCGCTTGAGGCGTCACACGGTCAACACCGAAGGACACGCCCCCTTGAGCTACGAAGTCACGACGGTCGTAGACCCCATACACACGGGCCATACCAAGGTACGGAGGCATCATGATGCCTCGAAGACCTTTCCCGAAGTCGCTCGAAGACACGTTGGCAAGCTTGCCTGTGATCTCAGCCGCTTCTGGGCATCCAGATCCAATCGTCGTGGTCAAGCGACCCTGGTATGCTGGAGTAAGGGGGCCGGTGACGGTTCCATATTGTCCGTACGCAAACCCACTAGAAGACCCTGTCTGCACCAGCATGCGGGTAACAAGAGAGCCTCCGGACTGGTTGTCCTGACCTCCGATGGCAAAGAACGCAGGGTTCGAGGCATCAGTGGTGTCCGTGAACAGGTGGTTGATCCCCTCAAGGAAGGTGCCCGCACCAAACCCAGGACCGTTGTCCTGGTAGTAGGGAATATCCTGTCGACCAAAACGGGGCATCCACTGCGGAGGAATCTGGTACCCCATTTGAAGACCTGTGGTCAACAGCTGACCGTCATCTTTGGCTCCGTCGAACCCGGTCGGGATGAGGGCGGGGTTAGGGTAGTTGCTATCGCCGAGCAGCGTCGGGTTATCGAGATCTCCCGTGTTGTCCGTCGTCATCCCCTGAAGTGTCATCTCCAAACGTTGGAACGGACGGAACATGAGAGTTTTCGACCCTCGGTCCAGGAAGGCTTCGGTTTCCCGGGTAATCTCCGAGTTAAGCACGACATTGCCACCGTAGGCGGGAGCTGTAGGAGCGTCAAGCCCGTTTGACGGGAGACGGTTCCACAGCTGAACGTGAGCCCGTGTGAAGTCAGCCTCTGGAGGACTACCAGGAGCGCCTGTGGCAGCTGGGAAGTCCGTGTCTAGGTTAGCCGGGCTTTGGTTCAAGACCGTGCCAGGAGGGCTCTGCATAGCTACACGGTGGACCCTATCAGGGACACGTGCAGTTGCACCACGGTTGGAGTGGTACATCAAAGTCGTGTTGACGAGGCACTTGTAGTTAAAGGGAGTCTGCAAGGTGCGCCCAGGCAAGGCTCCAGGGTTGATGTTGGCAGAGTTCCAAGGGTTGGAAGCGCCACCTTCGTCGGCCTCGATGTCTGTCAGCGTGACCGTCATTGCAGAAGGACCGGAAGCAGAGCCGTTTCCGTCCTCTGCGTTGTGCTCCATAGAACGAGCTTGGAGCGTCAAGGTTCCCGGGGACGTCGTGTCGAAGGCTTGCACACCTTGAGAAAGGAAGCGCACTCGCAGGCTGTTTCCTGCAGAGGCCGAGCGGGTGGAGTATCCAACGGTTCCTGCACCAATGACTTGGAATGCTCCGTTGTTTTCGATGGCTTGGTCATCGCCAAAGACCACCAGGTACAGCTCCGAGGAGCTTCCTGTGAGATCTCGACCACCAGCGGTGATGAGATCAAATAAGGTCCGGCTTCCCCGAATGAGCGGGAAGCTCAAAATAGATGGATCATCCACAAATTCCCCGAAGGAATCGAACGAATACCAGTCTCCCGCAACATCGAAGTTGAAGCCCGTAAGAACGATCTCACCTTCTCCGAGAGGGAGCGTTGCGGGGTTCGTATTGTTGTCTCGAAGGTCCGTTGTGGGGTCAATCCCAACAGCTTGAAAACGAGAGTTGACAAGACCACCAAGAACGATGAAAGGCTTCTCAAAGTTCAGCGACTGAAGCGGGTACATGGGACCCGGGTGCTCCACAGCCTCTTCGCCAGGACCTGCAGGAGCCATGCTCTGAAGGCCCGCTCCGGGAGCTTGAATGCCTTGGTTTGATTGCTCGGTGCTGAGCCAAGTCAAAGATATCGGGTGCTGCTTACCGACTTCGGAAGTTTTGTTATCGCTAGCTTTCCAGTACTCTTTGGGGCCTACGAAGCGGACGGCTCTCTCCGAACCATCTCGGAAGGTCTTCCGTGCCCCAACGTTTCCGGTGTCGCCACCGATGTACAAGAAGACCGTTGATCCATTCGTGAATCCTGGGGTCGTGTTGTTGAGGTTGTTGAGAAACCCGCTAGGTTTGAAATCTGCGCCGGCATTCCACGTTGTCAGATCGTCGAACGTATCAATGAACCCAGCGCTCATTGATCCCTCGTTGTCGAGCAGAGACGTTACGCGAGGTTGCAGAGCAGCAGCATCGGACCAGATGTAGCGAATGCCGTCCGGGCCATCTTGGCCTTCCGTAGCATTGGGAGTCATTCCGTCTTGGTCAAGGAAGTCTACCTCTTCGATAGTCACACCTTGGGTGTCTCCACCCGAGGCTCCTGCCGTTTTCCAAGTAGAGCGAAGACGGTTGCGCATCAAGGCTGCAACGTTGTGAAGCAGAAGACGCTCGTAGTCCCAGTCTCCAAGGTTGACGCCCCGACGCATGTCGAAGATGTCTTCTTCGTTGACCTCATCCGCGAACTTTCCGTCCGGTCGAGTGTTGAAGAATGTGACAGTCGTTCCCGTGCCTGCCGTCAGGACATCAGAGCGGCCCGTGTGGAGTGTGGGATCGGTTCCCCATTGTCCGCGTCCCCCTGCAGGGATTCGAATGATGTTGGGGTTGACCGTCGTGTCTACCGAATTGATGGCGATGACCTCGTCCTCGATGACCATGAACACGTTGGAAAGCGTGTGTCCAGTATCGTCAAAGCCGGAATTCTGAAGCCCATCAACTTCGATCTCCGTCAACAGAGCCGTTTGCTCCCCTGACAGATCGTTGATGAGAGCGACTTGGCTGAGAAGCTTTGCACCGTCGCGAGGGTTCGCCAAGGATGCGATGCTTGGTGTGCGGTTGAACGCTCCGTTTTGGTTGGGAGCACCCGCCAGGTTCACGGCTACGTAGGGCTGATTGTTGCGACGGAAGACAGCACAGACGGGAATCGCGTAGATGTACCCGTCAACCGTTCCAAAGTCGTTGGAAGCGTCGCCATCTCCGGCACGCCACAAGGAAGGGTCTCCAAGCTGCTCTCGCATGTTTGCGAAGGCAGCATAGGATTGCGCGCTTGCTGTCGTTAGAGGACCTTGGGCCCGCACGTTCGGATCGTCAAGACCATCTGGGTAGACGTCGAGGTTGGGGCTGACCCCAGCTCCGGCGCCGTCTCCCACAACACGAAGACGGTACTGAATTTGTACGCGCTGGGTCGTCTGAGACCCGATCACAGGATCTTGGAGATCGTCCGTAACATTGGCCTGACCAAACTCCACGTTGCCGTATTTCCACACGGTAGCCGCAGAAGGCTTGTTGTCCGTCTTCGGGTTGGGAGCCACTAGGCTTCGCCAAACTTCTAGGAAAACGAAGTCCACGCGAGAGTCCGAATCAGGGGGCGGGAACAACTTGACGATGTTGTCCGTGGCACCGCTTTCCTGGTTGTTGGTGCCCGTGATAGGAACCACCATCCCGTTGACGTTGGCCCACACAACGGGATCAAACTCCTCAACTTCTCCGTCAGCGTTTCGACGCTGTTGCCCAAGACGGAACTGGTTGCTGTTGAGAGGATCCGTAACGTAGTCGTCTAGAGGACGAGTCGGATCGAGGAAGAAGCCAGAGTGTGCCTGGCTTCGGATGAACTCCTGAAATTGAGAGCTGCCCAGCTGCTGGGACAGGTTCAGTTCGGAGTCTAGCGGGGGCTTACCTGCCTGCCATACGACAGTTTGAAACTGCCGTGCAAGAGCAGAAAGGGTTCGGGAAACGCCATTTCCAAATTCTTCGGACATCGGTCAAGCCTCTTTAGAACATGACGGCGTACGCCGCAATGCACTTTCTTCGTGTAGGAGCATTATTTCGGAAGGCGAGACGTACAGACGTCCCGGGGGTGCAAAAGGAAACGGGGACGAGCCTCTGAACTTCGGTCCAAGACACGCCATCATTGATGGAGAGATACACTTGAAGGTCTGAAGGCTCTTGGTCGACTTCAAGAGCTGCGACCAGAGAGGGGGTATTGAGACCGGCCGTAGCTCCAAAATCGGAGCGAACGTCCTGCGTTGCGTCACAGTCGTAGATATACCAGTAGGCAACGAACTCATCGGAGCCAATGCCTCCCGTAAAAGGAGACACATCGATCGTGTCGGAGATCACCAAACCCGGTGCGGTGGGTGCCGCCCCGGTATTCGCTGCTAGCATCGCAGTATTGTTCGGAGCCTGCCCGGCTGTAAAGGGTCCGCCTGTCCCCCGTCCAGTGATAGCCCTTGTACGGAAAGAGTCTCCCGTATCGGGATCCGTAAGGGTTGGAGCCGACGGACTACTCGCATCGACAACGATATCGTCCACATCCGCAGCTTCGAGAAGAGGGTTGTACAAGATGTTGTCGTATTGCGGGAACTGCGCTAGCAACCCCGCGTAAGCTTGGGCAACAACTGAGTTAGGGTTGTTGGACGGGAGTACGAAGGACGTGGGCTCAACATGCAAAGAGACGCCTTCAGGCGTGGGGAGCACGTATTTGCCATTTGTTGGCGCAAAGCGGCCAATTTCCGGAACCTTCTCTACTTCGAGAATTCCGTTTGTTGTCCTGTCTACAAGGATGCGCATCGTCAAAGTACCTTACCTGCAAGAGAGCGCAGGCGGCTCTACCAACGCGCCTCTATAGACCCAAAAACGTCAAAGTTTGGGGGTCTTGTCTCGGAACCTGTTGACCAAGGATGCATAGAAAAAGCGATGATCAACACTTCCGACGCCTGTAACGTTGCGCCCAGCTTGCGTCACTTCCAAGCTTTGAAGGGTGATGAACGCAGGATCTACTACGTCAATCTCGCTCATCTTGTGCAACTCTTGGTCGAAAAGAGCCATCTTCAAACGAGATTGGTACTCAGAAGTTGCCGGCACGTAGTACTTGTCCGTCTCAATGACCAGCGTGTAGGGTATCGAGAAGCCTGCGTCTGACAGCCTCGCAAAACAGTTGGCAGGCTGCACGAGCGACGCTCCAAGCTGGTTTTGGACCGTCCACTCAAAACCTAGTGGGCCCGTGCTTGGGTCACCCGTAAACCGTATTCCGGCATAGTCGGTAGTCGGGTCCAGTGGGTCTGCCGTGGCTTCGAGGGCCGACCCAGAAGGTCCGCACAACCCCGAGAAAAAGTTGTAGCCGTCGTTCGTGTTTGCCAGGACAGCAAACTTGATCACAAGACGGAAGGATTGCGTGAGGTAGATTTCGCTCTCAGTGTCAAACCCACCAATAACGTTAGGTCCACCTCCTACAACTTGCCATTGTGCATACTGCCCGTGCTCTCGATCCGAACCAAATACTGGAAGCCCAAAACCTCCTTGCAACTGGAAGCTTCCGAGGATCCCGCTGGCAGAAAGGACGTCAGCGGGAAGGGCCGCTCCTGATGGCGTAATCAGGCCAGACTGGTGCCACTGATATGTGGAGTCTGCATCTAGCGTGATTGTGCCATCCACCTCCGAGTTAATTTGCCCTCGGTCTACTCGAATAGCTTTAACACGTTGGGAGCTGCCGTACGTGGTGTCGTATCGGTGGTCGTCATATCCGAAGTCCTTGTTGGAAGTCTGCGCGCTGAATGCAACATCCCTACGTAACTTGACCACAAGGTCAGTGGAGCCTGCAAAACTAGGATCCGATGCCGTGGAAAGACTGCTAATACCGCCAAGAGCCGTAACCTCTTGTCCAGTCGTCACCACGTTGCGGGTCTCTGTGTACCCCCAAACGCCTTGAGAGACGCCCGTGTCTCGCTCCAAAATTTCGATAACGCCTGTGCGAGGAGCGTTAGCCCATTGTCGATCGAGAACGATCTCCACAGGGTTGGGTACAAGCAAGCTAGCTCCAACGTACGGAGCGAGAACAACGCTGGTGGTGTTGTTCCCGTCAACTCTGGCCACTACTGGAGAGCTGTAGACATCGACATCCTCAACAGTGCCTCCCGTGATGCGGACTCCCGTGCCTAGCTGGGATTCCTCCATGGAGTAAGGAATGCAAGCTGCGAAAAGGACAACCTCTTCCCGAGGGTTCGTCGTTCCCGGCCCACCGATGATATCGTTGGGAATCACGTCTCCGCCAGCGCGGTTTGGGGGGTGGCTCAGACGCACAAGCCCAGAAGAATAGTCCACCTCGATGTACTGCTTTTCCGCAAGCGTGCTATCGATAACCAACTCCCCGCGAGTGTCGATGGGGTTGCTGAAGTCTGGGATAGGGTTGCCGGCACCGTCATCTTGAGCTGGGAAGAGGACCATCCTAAAGCCTAGATCCAGCATGCTTCCTGGGTTGGAAGCTCCGGGAATACCTACGCCAGGGTCTGTCGCCGTATCGAAGATAGAGCGTTCAGGACGTCCATGGCTGGCTCCTCCAGGTTGGGAAAGCCCAGCGCCGCCAACATTGGAAACCTGCTTTTCGAAGCGCTCAACGTCATGGGGGTCGATGAGGTTTTTGATCCGAGCAGCTTCGATGACATCGGGATTGTAGTCCCCGAGCCAAGCTTCGGAAACCGGACGGTGTAAGGAGTAGACAAGACGGTGCCGAGGACCTGTTGCAGCGTCTTGGTAGTATGGACCTGGACCGAAAGTGATGCTTCCGCTTGCAGGATCTACCGTCGCTACAGATTGCAGCGTGATAGAGCCCGAGCCAAAGCTGTGATCCACGACGGGGAAGTAGCCAAATACGTCTTGACTCGCGCCGAACGTCAGAGGAGTGTCCCCACCGCTGTCTAGGTTGTAGACTTTGGCGACGAGGCCAACATCTGTGGGGGAAGCTAGGGGGGACTGGACTCTCCAAAATCCGATGCCATCGGGTGGCAGGGCTCCGACGTCCGAGAAAACATTTTCTCCAACGCCACCACGGGTCTCGTGGGGGAAGGGTAGGGGGAGGGCATTACGGCCACCGTAAGCACCAGGCTCACCCGTCAACCCTGTAGCTTCGAAGCCCCCTTGCAGCCAAGATCCGTCCCCTAAAACTCCGCCGTTGAAGGGTGGATACAGATCGGAAGTGGCGGAGAACTCCGGAGAGAGCGTGGCGAAGACTTGCTCTTGGCCTACCCCTGATCCTGAGCCTCGAATCGCTTGCAAGCGAGTGACGTATGGCTTGAGGAGTGTGACGGACCGACAAACGCGAGTCGTAGCCGGAGGTAGATCAAAGAAACTGCTGAGGAGCTTGTTGGGGTGAAGCTCGATAACGTTCGCGTCAATGCTTGCAACTCGGAAAAGCTCGTATCGCGCAGTGTTCAGTGCTTCCGGAAGCGCTGAAAGAGCTGTGGGACCTACAGTGGGGATCGAGCCCGGATTCGTTCCGTCATCGGAGATAAGGACATAAAGCCCACCGTTAGGCTCTGTGGGACCGCCAATCGTGAAAACAGGTGCGTCAGGACCATATCCGTCAGTGACGTTGCTTATGACTGCGGATGCGCCATCCGGGCGGTCGCTCAGCTGAAGCTCGTCTCCCCCGTTAGGCCCAGTCTCTGCCGTGATCGTCCAAGTGTGGTCGCAAAATGGAGACTTGAGCGTAGGTCCAACAACCTCGTAGCTAATTGGGTGGCCTACAAGAGACGGCCCCTTGCTACCGGACCGGTTTGTACGCCAGTTGTAGGGAACAAAATCGATGTCTGGAACACCACGAAGCCCGAGCTTGGACGTCTTTGCTCGAACCGGAACAGGGGCAGCCTTCTCACCATACTTCTCGTCGCCGTAACCCAGAACAGGGGACGTGACAGAGCCAATCCCGTAATTATAGGAAGCGGCCCAAGAGCCCGAGAATCCTCGAATGATGTCCGTGGCAAGAGAGGAGTTATTCGCGACTACCGAAGTCTCTCGTGAGAAAGGCTCTTGCCACGGCGCATTGGACGAGACTCCGTCTCCGGTCTTAGCAAGAGCTTTCCGAAGCTCTTCAAGCTTCTTTTTGTCTTGGTCGCTGAGGGTTGCCATAGTTACGGTCTCACGATTTCAAGGCCAATCAACCCGCGAAGGCTCGATGTGTCCGCGTCAGGCCCAGCGCCCACGAAGTTGAGTGTAGCACCGGCGGCTCGGATAACGACTCGAACGAGAACGGGAACCTCTCCTTGAGAGTTGCTCTGGAAAGCAGCTTGAGGGCCTACGTTCACAAGCACATCAGCATACACGTGCCCATAGCGGGCTTCGATGCCATTCACAGTCTGAGTCGGGTCCACGACTTGGCAACCAGCCCCGTCAGTCATGGGATCTTGCTTGGAAGGGCCTTGACCATCAACGCGACCTACATCCATCCAAGCCGTCAGACCTGGAACCTTGGCCAAGATGGCAACTTCCGCCGAACCGGGGCCCGGAGCAGCGTAAGAGAAGTCGCTCAAAGCTAATCCATGCACCCGAAGCTTGAACTGCGAAGCTCCGACCATGTTTGCTACGATGGGCGAGGCATCTCTGGAGAACCCAAGATCGAGAACTCGAAGGTACTCCCTTTGAGGGTCCGCGACGCCAACATAGTTGGGTTGAGGAGTTGTCACATCGCCAACCGGAAAAGAAGGCCGGTGACCTGCGGAGTAGTCTGTCTCGGGATACCGGAGGAGTCCTCGGGAAGGGGCAGGACCTACTCCTGCAACATCAACCAAAGGTCTCCGCTCAGGGAGCCCGCTAACCTGAAGCTCGTCTGCTACACCGACAAACGTCGAGAGGTCCTGCGTATGGAGAGCACCTTGCACGAAAGAGACCGCAGCAAAGGCCACATTCCCTCCGACTCTCACAGGAACCTCCAAGAAACCGCTCAGACCGAAAGGAAGCCCCGGACCTACGAGGTTTCCTCGAATGCCGTCGTAAGTGGGATCGAGCGCGCCTCCATTGAAGGCTCCTAGATCCCAACGGTAGACCTCGTCCAAAAACCGTTCTTCTGTATCCTTGAGAGCGGTTTCCAAGTTGGCTCGTGCCACACCAGCAGCCAAGGTCAAGAAGTTTCCGTAGCTACCAAGGTCGTCCGTAGGGTTCTGAGACGTGCTGTGGTACAAGACGTTGCTCGCAGCAATTTGGTCGAAGTCCACCAAGCCCGCTGAGGTCGCGGGCAAGAGATTGCCAAGAGGCTTCTTCCACCATCCGATAAGGCGAGAGTTGGTCGAGAACTTCGGAGTCTCTTGCGAACCAACAAACGTCATAGGATCTCCTGGGAAGATTTGAAGGTCGGCACTCTCTCCAGGAATGGGGCCGTTAACTAGGCTGAAAGCTCCATGCCCGCTCTGCGAATCTAATTCATCATAGCGGAAATCGATTCGTGTGCTGTCTGTTCCTGTGCGGACAGTCCCTGCAAAGGATGAGGTTGCTGCGGGAGGTGTAACCGTCTCTCCGTAGTTTCCGAGATACAGGAAGAAGGGGGCATCATGGTCGAGCCCAGGACTGATCTCCGAAGCTGTTGCAGAACGACCAAGACGGTAGGAGTTGTTCCAGGTATTATCTAGCTCCATGACTAGACTGGAAACGGTCCACTCGCTTCCCGCAGTGCCTGGAACCCAGTACTGAACTCCAGACACAAACACGACCTCGTCCTGTGTCACGACAACATCGTAGGTAGTGGTCAGAGGGTTGACGACCTGGTTGTCTCCCTCAGGGTCCTCAAAGACTGCGGCTCGAAGAACGTGGTAGCCAGGAGCCGTCGTCGGAGGCACGACCGAAGCATTGACAATGTTGTCCACACTCTCTGGGTTCGCATAGTCTGTCAACGACGCAGACCACAGAGCGTAGCCGTTAGCGACGTCGTCTGGCATGACCCCATCTCGGGTGAATGCCTCGAAGTCCGACTCTCTTCGAAAGTGAAGAAGCAAGAAGCTACCTTGCTCGATAGGGTCCGGAGCAATAGGAGTGTTGCTCAAGAACTCGAACCTGTGACGGTAACGAGCCACTTGAAAGTTCCAATAGTCCTTGCCCAAGCCGGCGTAGTTACCCGCTTGAGTCAGTGCGGTTAAGTGGCTCAAAGCCACCGAGGGCTTGTTGAAGTACCTGAACTTTTCCGCGGCAGGAGTATAGGGCAACCCTGTGACTCCCCCAAAGCCGTCATCCGTGTCGCTGTAGTCCGTGAGATACGGCAGACGGTAGCGAAAGAAATTGTTGTCGTTGGCTGCAAAGGGGAGGCTATCATCGCGCCCTCGACCCGCAGTTGTCGAGCCAAGGATGGGGATACCGCCTGCCACCGGAGCGACTCCCGCCGTTGGGTCCTGACCCAAACGCACCTGACCCGCACCAGGTTCTGCCGCAAAAGAAAGTGCAGCGCCTGTGCCTTCCGCAAGCGCCGTGTGCAACTCTCGCAGCTGGTACTGACCCGAAGCCCGACCTGGGAAAGAGTTAAGATCCGGATCGCCCTCATTGAAGATGCCTCCGGGCTGTCCGTCACACTCTTCCGTGATACCTTGACCAAGCACAATCGCAGCAAGACATCGGTCAAGCAGAGGTTGAGCTAGGAACTCTGGAATGCTGCCATCGGCAGGCCAGTGGAACAGTGCTAGGACTCCCCGATCCGAAGGATACACAACTCCCGAAACAACATTAGGAGTGAAGGACCCTCCTCCCCCAGGCACAACTCGCATTGTTTCGATCACAGGGTTGTTTGCTGTCGGTGGTCGAGTGAACCCACCCTGATTCGTTTGACCTCTCCCTCCACCAGTATAGGTGGGGTCTCCCGTGCCTGCAGGATCAAGGTTGAAAACCGGGTCCGTTGCGGGGTCGTTGCCGATCGGGTTGAACGGAGGATGAGGGCTCGCTACGTCCGGCCGGTAATAGTAGTAGGGGTAAATGTCCTCATCCGTGTTTGGATCATTGGAATCCGGTGAGGAGACATTTCCTTTTGCGAGCTGACCTGCATCTGCCAACTTCAGGGATCCCCAATCGGGAATCCCGCTGACAGGCAGCGTACTGCCAACATTCGAAAGGTGGTTCCCTACCGTGGGAGGGCGAGGAGGAACTAGGCCACCTAGCTCATCAAGGTTTCCTTGAACGTTGGTTCCATCGAAGACTCCTCTCGAAGTCGTCGAAGAAGTGGCTGACGCTGGGTGGGCATTAGCAGGGTTGTTGATGTGCGCGTTGGCTCCCGCATTTCCCGAAGAGGAGAGGTCTTGCGTAAAGGAGTTGGCATCAACACTATTCTGGTTGGCCTTACCTGTGCCGGTTCTGACGTCGTTTTCACCGTTGCGAGGCATAGCTTAGTCTCCGTTTCCTACTAGAAGTAGAAGGCCCCTGGTACGGTACACGCCAACGCATGCCCGGTTGTCATTCTCCACATCGAGAAACTTGACGGTGTTGTCTGCATCGAGTTCTGCCCACCGAGTGATTACGACCAGGAGTAACTCGTCTTTTCGGAAAAGGGCAGAATCCTGCTTGGACCGTGCCAAGAGTGGGAAGAACACTTTGTGACGGTTGAGGCCACTGAGAGGCTGTGCAAAAGCTGACGGACGATACGTGGTCTCGTTGACCACGGGATACGCAACCCGGAACTCCGTATCCTGGATCGGAGTCTGGTTCACGTTGACTCCACCCAAGGTGTAGTTCTTCGTTCCGTCGGCCGGGATGTTGGGATGCAAAGATAGTAATCCCGTATCAGCATCGAAGTCGTCGATCGAAATCTGGGCAGAAGATACGAAGTACCACTCGCCGGGAAATTCTTGGCCAGGTGCGGGAGGGTTCGTTGAGCTGCTCTGGTCGTTGACCGGGATTTGGTCAAGGGGTGCTGCGTATGGGTACGAGGAGTCCACGGTGCCCATACCTGCGGTGCCTGTCCATAGCTCCTGAGACATCACCAGAGGTTCCACGGCCAGCTCAGCGGGCAGAGGAGCCCCAGCACCCATGTAGGGGAAACTCGTCACTGTGGTAGACACTACGCCCTCTTTGGTGCCAGCTGTTTGAGGCGCGTTTGAGCGATAGTAGACGCCAATTTGGTATCCTGCTCCGGCAGGTCCTGCTTGTGGGATCGCATCTTGCGAGAAGTACCCGACTGCAATTTGGGTCTGCCCAGCTCCAGACAAAGGAAGAGCCGGGGCAAATCCGGAGTTTCGTAGCTGAACGAATCGACTAGAGCTTCCGTACTCTGTGTTGCCATCATCCACAACGCGCCCACCAGCATCGTTCTGATCTATCACGCTTATGGGCTGAACAAAAGACCCCCAAGACCGTCGAGGCAACACGAAGGAAAGGTTGTCTCGACTCACGAGTGTCTCAGGTGTGACAGACCCGATGGGTGCTCCGTTGTTGCCACCGCCCCCCGAGGGATCATTGGACACGTACTCAAGAGCCACTTCTCTAAAACCTGCACGGAAGGAAGGCTGAAGGGGGCTCTCCATATCGAGAGGCCGCTGAGCCAGCGAGCTATCGTTCTCGACGAACGGACCAAAAGGGTAAACGTCTGTTGAGGCATTGCTGACCTCAAGGTCGGGGGTGTTGGTGATCCCGTTGCCCGCAGGGTAGGTAATTTCTAGCTCGATGAAGATGCGACGTTGAGAGCCCTGATCTCCAACAGCCAGGGACCCCACCATACCAGCCGTAGGGCCAGGAAGGCCCTGGTTGACTTGGGCGTTGTTCGTATCTAGCTCGATGGAGACGTGCTCAGTGCCCAAGCCTTGGATCACAGACGCCTGCACGTCTTGCGAAACGGCAGACGTGAAGTTTCCATCATCGTGGAAAGCCGTCAGTACGTTGGTGATCTGAGTTCCTGCCGGCATGAAGTCGAAGATGTTTCCCGTAGGAAGATTGGCATCGGACAACAGGTAGTTTCCAAGCGTCGAAGCGTTGAGGTTTGCCAGGTCGAGGTGCAACACATCTTGCTCGGCCCAACCGAAGAAGGCTCCCGCATACCCTGCACGCTCCACGTATTTGCCAGGGTTGGCAACCTGTGTGTCGTTGGGGCGGAACTCGAACACCACACGCTCTACGACAGACTGATCTGCGAATCGTCGAGCTACGTGGTCAAAGTTTCGAACGGTTTCCCCGTTCGTGGTGTTGCCCGACAACGGAGCAACACCGTCTAGTCCCGGAGGGTTGGTCTCTGTGCGTCCAATCTGGTCGCACACCAAGAACTGTGTCGAGACATCTCCTGTTCCGTTCCCCAGCACCTGCTTCGTTGAGGTATCAATGGCCCACGTACGGTAGTTGCCGTCAAGCAGAGACTTCATTTGATGCTGAAGCTCCGCAGCAAGATCTACCCCATTTAGCATCACGTGGCGTCGAAGATCAAGAAGATCCGTGTCGACGATAGCGTCGGCAAAAGCGCTGTCGGGGCGGTCCGACTCGCCCTGGTCCACGATCCCATAAAGGGCGCTATTCGAGAACGCGGCATGGTCATGAGGAAGGGCACCATTGGTGTTGTTGGCTGGGCTCCACCCGGCTCCGGCTCCCGCGTTGTAGGCATCGTTTCTACGGAAGGCAAATGCGATGGGAATGGCGTAGACAAAGCCATCAACTGAGCCCAACGCGTTGGCAGAAGCCAGCGTGCCATCTCCAGCGATGAACAAACCGTTGTCTTGCTTCCCGTATCCGATGCCTACTCCTGCAATCTGGTCCCGAGCGTCTGAGTTGCCTACAACAGACGTTAGATCCGCAGGAACGAAGGGGAAGCTCGCAACGGGGCTTCCTTGTGATCCCTGAGCCAAGATTGACGGGTTGCTGAAGCCATCAGGTTGCGTGCGGAAGTTGACACCCTCTGCTACACCTGTAGCACGAATACGGTACTGAACCTGCACCCGACGAGCAGACTCGGCAACAAGGTTCGGGTCTGCCAAGTCGTCGGGTAGGGCGACTGCTGGGGAGGACTGCACATTGCCGTGACGGTAGACGAGATTTTGGCCCGGCTTGTTCGCAGTGTCGCTACCACCCGAAAGCGTTGCACCCGAGGGGATGATGACCGCTGGAATGGAGGAAGCCAGTGTGATGGCGTTCCCGACTGCACCCGAAGCCAGAGCAATGACCGTAACGATAGGGCCATTCACTTGGGCTCGTGCCGTTGGAACAAAGGTCGTGATGGCCGAGGCTAGCTCGATGGCCGTCGCAGGAGCGGAGCCAGCGATCAGGAATTCGTTGGGTACAGGAACGCCCGCAGTTGCCGTAAGGACGACGCCGTCAACCGTGACGGTGTCTCCGGGGTTGATTGACAGAGGGCTTCCCACTTGGAACGTTCCCGTTGCTGTCGGACTTGCCTGAACTTGAGCAAGCCAAACTTCTAGGAAAACGAAGTCCGTACGCTTGAAGCTGGGCGGAGTGCCGTTGAACGTCGTAGGAGGATCTAGCTGGATGAGGTTGTCCCCTGCCGTATCAGTGTTCGTGAACTCGATGTCCACGACATAGCCCGCAACAAGGGCTTGACGCCTCCGCATGTGGAAGGTGTCGGCTATGAAGTCGGGGTTGAGTGCGGGGCCTGCGAGCCATGGAGCATCGTAAGAGAAGTCTCCGTACGAGTCTGCCCGAGTCTGCCCACGCAACCATCCCGAATGAGACTGATTGCAGAGCAGGAGATCCTTGATTGACTTGCGAAGATCTTGGTCAAGGTTCAGTTCGGAGTCTAGAACAGGTCTTCCACTCTGGTAAACCACAGACGCGTATCCCGTTTCTCCAGGAGGGAGATAACGAGACACGGCTGAGCCAGGGAAGTATCTGTTTCTAATGGGCATCTAGGACGCTTTCTTCTCTTCTCTTTTGCGGGAGGACGGGTTTGTCAGTCTCGCATGAGGGACAAGTTAACATAAGTCAAAATGAAATTCGCCAAGTTATGCTCAAAATTGCAGTCGCTGGCTTTACAACGGCTCCAAAGGTGAGGTGATTAACCTCGGAATCGTACTGTGAAACATCGATGGTCGGATCATAGGGTTGACCCCCTTGTCCGGATGTGTTCGGATTAGGGTTGGTGATGGCGGCGTTCGCAGAGAGAGTGGAAAGAAGCGCCATCTCGTTGAGGGGTCCAACAGCTTCGCTCTCGTTGAAGACCGTGGTGAAGTCCACCACGTTCGTAGCGATCGAAGAGGCCGCGCCTTGAGCATCACGGAACGTGGTGTTCTCAAAAGCCTTGCGAGCAATCTCTTGGTTGAGAGATCTCTGCTGATTCGAGGGCGTGTCAGGGTTGAGAACGGCACCCAAAGCCCCCGTCCCCACGGCAAGCATGTTGATCCCGTGCGCGGGTTCCGCATTATCCTTGCAGAGACGAGCAACAAGGATCCCAGCATCAAGCGTGATGATGTTGTCCTTCTGCCACTCCACGAGGCTTTCTCCAGAACGAGCGTCCCGCATATCGAAAAAAACGGTTCCGTGAAGTTGGACTCCCGTTTCCCGATATCCGGTATGCAACCCCAGAGCAACGGCTGTGTTGGCTCTCTTCATGTGTTCTCGTCCGCGCATCAAGCTCTCCGCTGCTGTTTGAGGAATACCATAGGCCAGATACCGCCTATGGAAAGCTTATTCCGGCTGTGAAAAATAGGGTCGTGGAAACCAAAGTTCCTGTGTCGTACATGACCCCAACGACGCCCCATCCAACAATACCGGGAGTCCCAGGTACAGGCGGGGATGTGACGCTCGAAGCGGTAAACGGAGGATAAAGGAGCGCTTCGGAGAGGTCCCCACCCAGAGGAGCTGTGCCGCCACTGGCCATGAGGAATCCTCCGGAGAGCGCTGCTCCAGATCCAGCTCCCGCGGCTCCAGGAGAGCCTGGAGTGCCGTCTGAGAGGAAAAAGCCACCTGTTTCTGTGAACGCTAGGCCACTGAAGCTGAGGTCTCGAAGACCTGCAAGCTTGCTCTGATCATCGCAGAACGAGGAGAGCTGCCCCGACAGACCTCCGTTGTCGACCTCCAAGAATTTCAGGTCTTCGTAAAAGGCATCAGAAGGGACATTCGCAAATTGTACCGTGCGATACGGGCTGTTGTCGATCGTGTCGGGATCACCGGAGATATCTGTAGGATCTTCGACAACCGTACCAAAGATTGCTTCTGCAAGGGTCTCGCAGATCCTGCTCTTGGGGACAGGAGGCGTTCCTTCGTTGAGAAGCGTGACGCCACTGAGGAGGGGCTGCGTGTTTAGGTACGTACAGGTGACGGGTTTGCCCGGCGCAAACGTAACCGTGACAGGGATGTTGATCAGGTTTTGTTCAAGCTCGATCTGCTCGAAGTCACCTTCGTCTGAAGGGTCTCCCCCAATAGCGCTGAACAGGACGCCATTATCCAAGTCGTCTATTAGGACGGGGGGCCAAAGGAAGACACCATCATTGAGGGTAACGGTTTGGGACGTTAAATCCAGCGTGAAGCTATCGGGGAAGAGTGTTGCGGTGGATCCGTCGAAATTCGTGTATGTCAGCGAGAAGACACGGTCTGCCGTGATCCCTCCGGCCTTGAGAGAAATGGTCTGGTTGTCGAGGGAGGTAACAACCAGTGTCTCAAACGTTGTGTCTTTGGTCAGCTCACCGCTGTTGATCACATTCCACTGGTTTAGCACCATGTGGTGGGGAGCAATGAGGGTCTCGTCAGGGTATTGGTATATCCGATACCGAACATCTTCCCACCTTTGCTGCGTAACTGAGGCAGGATCAAGGGCGCCAAACGCTACGAACCCGATAGGAGAGCTGTCTCCAAGTCGTGGAAGGTCTTGGTACTCCACGTTGATCCAGCCAGCACTTGGCTCAGTGATCTGCGTCGCAAAATTGCCCGAGAAGAAGGGAGGAGGAGGCAAATCCGGACGGATAATCGTCACGCCCCAAGTCGGATCGCGATGGATACGGACCTGAATATCCGCTGTCCAGTCCATGGGCTCGATAGCGGCACCCAAATCAGAGTTGGAGAACATCAGAGCATCCGTACGTGGAAGCTCCCAGTTGTCGATATTCGACAAGTCTCCGCCCAACCAAACGCCCAAAGTTCGAAACACGTTAGAGGCAGGGAGCGTTGAGACGGAGAAGGACCCCAGAGCAACACTCGCCTCCGTCGAGCTACCCGTGAGCCCGAAGAGGACCTGGTCATCCGTAGGCGTAACCGTGAAGTTTGCACCGTATGCGACGACCCCCAAAACTAGGTCATCAATGACCACCGTCACGGAATCTGTTGACGGATCGATGAGGGCACGGTAGGTGTGCTCGCTACCGTCAGCAAAATCAAAGCTGAACGCGGAAACCTCCACTCCGCTATCGATATCGAAGAGCACGACCTGTGCTGGGAGAATCCCGACAGGTATGTGTAGTTTGATGCCTACTCCTCGTGCTGATCCCGGGGGTCCGGCATCCGTTCCCCACAGAATGCCCGTGTCTCCCGTCAAGTCCGAAGTTATCGCCGAGTCTACGCGAATACGAGCTTCGAGTATTCTTCCGCCTGAAGGTAGAAGCTCGGCGAAGTAGTCAGAGAAATTGGCGGTGTAAGAGAGGGATTCTCCAGCAACCTGCCCGAACTGGATGACTTTCCCTTGAACCCGCTCAACCGTCAAAGAACCGCTCTTGACCCACCCCTGAGAAGTTGGATCGCCCGGAAGGAGAAGACCGGAAAGCGATATAGAGGGGAGATCCGTGACCAGGCGACGCTCTGTAGCCGTTTCTTCGTACAAGACGGTCGAGAGGCGAACTTCTCGCTCTCCATCTCGGACAATGATCTGAGCATCTCCCGATCCCTGTGTGCCAGACTCCACTCGGAAAATGGCATCCAGATCCAGACTCTCCGTCTTATCTAAGAACGCCTCAAGTCGAGCATAACCAAAGGAGAGATCGAGCCCCTCTACTCCAGGCATGTTGTTCGACGCAACGCTCTTGAGAAGGAGAGCATCTCCTGACGAATCGATTTCGGAATATCCGAACCCTTGAGTCACGAACCAGACGTTATTCAGGTGCTCCTCGGGAAGCTCCGTCATGTCTGCTTCCGCAACAATGCCTTTAAACTTGAACGTGGACAAGTCCGGCTCTAGGCTGTACTGGACAAAGCTCCAAAGGCTGTTGCTAGCAGCTTGGCGGTCGAGATGGCCAAAGAACACTTGACCTCTATCGGAAGTCGGGAAGGTTAGGACAGAGTTCGCAGGAATAGCGAACTTCGGTGCTCCATCCAAGGTCAAAGATAGACCTGTGAGGCTTCCTCCCAAGAAGAGTTGAGCAAAGCCAAGAGGGGAACGCTTCCGGTCATTGCGGATCGCAAGACGATACGTAAAAGGTTGCGTTCCCTCTACCCCTCCATCCCATTTGACCTCGAAGTAGGCTGGGAAGAATGTATTCCCAAAGACGGAAGGGTCTTCAGGGAAGGTGTTGTCGGAAGTTAGCGTAACCGTCGACACGCCATCAGAACCGTCCAAGATGTTTTGGATCGTGTATACGCCGGCTTGCGTGCCTTCTAAAATTTGAAATCGCTGGTCAAGGGGCCCAGTCTCTGCGCACTTCCGACGGACAAAGTCTGGAATAGCAGAGGTAGCAACCGTGAGGGTTGTCGCATCCACGACCGTGATAGAAGCGCCTCCGGCAAGCTGCCAGGAATCGATAAGATCTGGTCGATCGGGTTCGACCAACATGCCAATGTGTTGCACGTCGTTGCACAACAAGGCTCCTACGAGGTAAAGGTGGTCGTCGTTGTGGGCTCCGAACCCTACGCCCGAAAATACTCCGTCGTACGTGACAGAGACGGCATTCACATAGAATCGCGAAGCTACGACAATCGAAGAGGGAGTCGAGACATCGATTTCCCGACTCCAAACAGCCGGGATACCCGTGCCAAACGGGCCAGGAGTTTGGGCTACGACCGGGTAGACGCCTGACTCAAACGTGAACTCCGGAGATCCGATAGGTTCCAAGTCCTCGCTATTCGTTGTCTCGTCAACCCCAAACAGGTTCCACGGGGGGTTGGCCTCGAAGGGGGCAAGTGTTCCATCGAAATTGACCGTCTCACCTTCAGGGGTGATCTCCGCGGATGGGAGCGCAATCTCGTGGTTGCTGCGGTTGAGCAGCAGCGTTGTTGGGCTGTTGATAGCAGCCGTATAGGACTTCTCAAAACCTAGGTATCGGTGACTGATGTGTAGCGGCTTACGAGGCTTCTTTGGTCCAAGAACAACGGCAAAGGGGTAGCGCTGGTCGGCTTGCGATCCTCCGCCGGGGAGGCCCACTCCCGAAGAGAACACGACATTTCCTCCGGTCTGGATATCATACTTGTTGAGTACGAGTCCCAAGGAGTTGAGACCCACCATCTCCATGATGGGAGAAGGGAACCAAACGTAGTCAACCTCCACCTCCATAGCCCCTAGAGGCATGAGCGGGATCGGGATGACTGTCCTCACCAGTCCGAGATAAGGGTTGACTGCGAGGACTTCGACCTCGACGCCGTTGACTCGAACGGTAACGTCCTGAGCTGAAGCGGGAGAGCCATCTCCCCAACCTTTGACGAGAGGGCCGCAGTCAGTCTTGAAAGTGTTCTGAGCCAGGGCACCGCTGCCTGTGAACGGGCTTTCTTGTCCATGCAGGAAGTTCCACGCTGCCGAGAAGACCGTTTGAGACGATGTGTACCTCAGGTCCGTGATCTGGAAGTTAGCAACTTCGTACGATCCAGAAGGGTCCAGTACGAACTCAGCCCCAGCAGCAATCGTAGGGATACCCGTGAAGAAGTCTATAGTGTTAGAGACGACGGGGCAGTCGTCTATGACGACCGTCATGGTGTTGGCTTGCTGATTCCTTACCAAGCCAAACGTAGTAGGTTGCGTGCTCCAACTCTGGGGGACGTTGACGATGTAGGGGCCCGACGAGACCTGAATGAAGTCGTTGCCACCAATCCTCTGAAGAGAGATGAGGGTCTGAACTCCGCCGTCTGAAACCGTGAACGTTGCGACCGTGCCGTCAAACAGTGCTGGGCTGAACGCCGCAGTCGTGGCGTCAATACCAACCTCAACTCGGAAAGATGACCCAGGGAGAACCTTCCCGCTTGTGTCTTGGAAACCCCAACCGTAGCTTACTCCGGCTTGTTTTTGGAGGATCAGGTTCGAGTTGATGATGTTTGAGGATCCCGTCCCTACTTCCGTTCCAAGGAAGGAACTCGCAGCACTAGGAAGCGTGGAACCGTCATAGACGACAGCATCAGCAGGACTGATACTCATCGTATACTGTGTTTCCGTCATCCCTTGGACGCCAAGCTCAACTTGCGAGAAGTCTCCGGCAACAGGATGGGCCACGCCTAAGACCGTGATAGGAACGGGGAACGTTGTCAGGAACGCGTAAGCCGTCGGGTCTTCGATGCCCGGAGAGAAGGCCACCTCCGGAAGCATGTCCTGCTCAAAGTCGACGAGAATAGTATCGCCATCAACGGGCGTAACCGTGTAAAGAGGCGGCTCCCCTTTGCTCAGGATGTTACGAGCAACATTATCGGGAGGCATCATCGGGGCGCCCGAGCTTGTGTAGACGTTGCTGACCGTGACGTCGTACAAGCCTCCAAGCGTTGTTCCCGTGTGGTGGATCAACGCTGAAGTGGCTCCTGCAGATCCGGTCATTCCTACTTCGATCGAGGTGGGAGTCGAAGGAGCCGCACCGAAGATGTCTGTCAGGGCATAGTTTGTTGGATCAAAGAAGTCTGCATCCGTGAGCATCTCAACCGAGAAGAAAACCTCGATGGTGTAGCCCGTGATCGAAACAGCACTGGTGACTGCACCAAAGACTTGTCCAAGGCAGCCGTAACTACTTAGCCCGTAGGGCTTTCCACCGTAGCCTCCAGAGACATAGGAAGGCACTGGAGGAGGGTTTACAGAACCGTAGGGGCCATGACCATAAGGTTCTCCCCCATACCCCGAGCCAGGCCCGTGAGGTTGCGGTACAAGAACCCCACCTACGGAGCCGTATGGACCCCATCCGTAGGGATCCTGTCCGTTTCCTTGCAGGGGCATTCGTTCCTTATGCCGTACCGGTGATTGCTACCACTAGACCATCACCTTGCGTGAGAATTGGGGCGCCGCCACCGTGGGTCATCCGAATGTTGAGAACCGAGTTGGTTGGGATAGGGGAGACTCCCCCATAGGTGACTGCGGGTGTCGCAACAACTCCCGCAGATAGCGTGTCTGCAAAGAAAGGTGCAATCACTGCACCAAGCAGTGCTCCAGCAGGGCTGTAAGCTTCCACCTCTACAATAACGTTACCCGGCCCCAGAGGAAGAATGGCAAGGTTAACGTAGACCGCCACCTGCGTGATGGTAAACCCTGCGCTATATGCCAAGATGCTGTATTCGTCCACCACGTTTGGAGAAACAACTCCAACAGGCACTAACAGGTTCCGAGAGATGACCTTCTCAGCGGATCCTCCTACTCCGGTCGAGGCTGCCGTGACTCGGCCTTGGGCATCAACCGTGATGTTAGAGTTTGTGTATGAGCCAGCCGCAACGCCAGAGTTGGGGAGACCCAGTGTAACGTTGGAGTTCGCGCCACCATCAAGAAGCGTAAGGTGAGCGGGCGTGACCTGAAGGGCTCGCTCCGCCGTCAACACGCCCGAGTTGCCAATAGTGACGTACGGAGCACCTATTGGCGCCCCGCCGCCGCCAGCGGCAGTCAAGTCGTAAAGCGTTCCCGCAGTGTCCTTGTAGTAGGGGATGTCCGCACTAGCAGCACCACCGCTACCGTCGGAGACAAAGATGCCGTTTTGGCCGAGGGGAATCGAAGCCTCACCAATCTGCTCAAAGCCAAGCACAGAATCTAGGATGAGAATTTGGTTTAGTCCAGCATAGAGTCTAGCTTGGTCCGGGTACGTACCTGGAGTAGTTAATGCTCCACCACCGATGGAGAAGTCGCCAAGAAAAGCATTGAGCGCCCCAGCCACCGTGTCTGCCACGAACGCCACATCAGCCATGGGGCCAGATTCCGTGGTCGTAAGGGTGATGGGGTTGCCTGCACCTGGCCAGGTCGCGACCAGACCCGTGTTGTGCTGGAGCAGGTCCTGGATCCCTCCAACACCGGCAAACAGCTCACCGCCCGCAAACGTGACATCTACTCGACCATGACTCGTCGAGAAAGTGGCGACTCCTGCCAGGGCACCCGAGTCCACGAAGTTACCTGCGGCCGTAAGAGACGCCGGAGTTGCCGTTGTGGGGTTGGCCACTCGAATCGCACCAAAGGGCTCGACTGCGACAGGAGCACTTGTGAGTCCAGGAACAAGGTAAAGGTCTCCAGCAGTCGCCGCAAGGCCGACCGTTGACGCATCCACGTTTCCGCCGAGCACAAAGACCGAACCTCCCGCAGGACTGTTCGCGCCAGATATAGCATGAGAGTTACCCGCACCCACCACCACGTTGCCCATAGTGGCGGAGCCGCCAATCGCTGCGGAGTTGCCCTGGCCGCTTGCCGTCTGAAGGCGGAGGTTGTAATTGCGAAACAGGGGACCACCAGGGGCGTTCTGAGAAGCCTGAAGGATAACACTCGCCCCGGGAACGCTATCGTTCCAAAGCAAGTTGCCCATTTGAATCAGAGGTCCGCCAAAGGCGTTGGCCTGAATTCGGATCTCTTCTGCGTTGATCGCTCCAACGCCGATACCCTGAACAACTCGAAGGGTACCGTCACCGCTTACGGGGTCTGCAAGCGGTGGCGGGTTCGAAGCCACCCCTGAACCGTGGATCTCAACAGCGTCGGCATCCGCAATGATAACACGGCCAGCGCCGACAAGACGAAGAGGTACCATGCCTGCGAAGGTGAAGCTATCGTAGGCATCGTCCAAGGTTGCGATTGCGGTGCCCGCAGCCGCCGAATAGGAGATCGCGTCTTGAACGTTTTCTGCCGGGATGCCAGACAGCGCGTTGTTGTAAAACAACGACGTGGGTTGCGTGAGTGCAGATAGAACAACCGTAGGACCGTTGGTAATCGGTCCGTACTCTGAGGCCCCGAGACCAAGAGTAGCGCTGCCGACCACCGCCGTGTCGTCCATGTTGATACCGAGAAGGCTGGCGGGATCGTTCCCCGTACCAAGCAGGCTTTCTCGCAACATGACACGGAGATCGCCAGGAACACCAAGGGCTCCCGGGTTTCCTCGGATAGCATCGGAGATCGTGAGGTCTTCTTTGAGAAGCTGGCAGTCCTCGAACCGCACCATAGGTGCAAAGGTGTCGACGCAGAACCGAGTAGCTCCAACGCCGGTCTGCTCGAAAAGGCAGTTGCGGAAGTTGGCTTCAGTGCCCGCTCCGCCAACTCGCTGAGCGTCCATGATGGCAGCAGAGTTACCGCTAAACCGACACTCGATCGCAGAGATGAATCCCGTGTTTCCCGGAGCCGCGTCTAAAGCTAGAGCAACAGCCGTGTCTTGCGTTGCAGCATTTTGCAGAGCCGAGGTCTCATACATGACCATGGAACCCTGCTCGACACCAATAGCTGCGCCTTGACCTGCTCCGTCACCTGTGTTGATGACCTTGCAGTTGGTCATGTAGACCGTGCCAAGACCAACCTTGCGGAAAGTAGGGTTGGTTGTCGAACCACCGTTCTCAAACACAAGACCATGCAAATGTACGTTGTCCGCGAGGTCAGTCATAACTGCCGAGAACGTTGCAGCAGGAGCGCCGAGGTTCAAGGCTCGCACACGTACCGAGTAATCCGTGGAGCCTTGGAACCCGCCCGTCGATGGCCATGCCATGACGTGAACGAAGGGAGCAAAGAGGATGTCCTCAACGTACAACCCAGGTCGTACGGCGACGATGACTGGGTTGTCTTCGCTGGGGACTACCCCGCCGTTGAAGGTAGGATCGAGCTGCGCAGCTTGAATAGCATCGGAGATGGTCGAGAAGTTCGCATACCCCTCAGCTACCGCTGGATCGTTTGGAGCGTTGGAGTAGTCACGTCCTCGGTTCGCGTCAACGTAGATGATGCGACCACTAGCCGCTACAGGTTGTACCAACCCTAGAAGAGCTTGAAGGTTCTTGTTCTGGTCGTCAGCCCATCCCGTGGCGTCGGCATCGATCGGAATGATCGCTGTCTCGTCTCGTCGCTCCCCTGCGGATACGAGACAAAGGTTTCCTAAGATAGTTTGGAAGCGTACTCGAATGTACTCTTCGGTAACTGTGGCACCATCGTCGACAACTTGACGAACCTGGTAAGCACCTTCGTTATCCACCGTGAAGGTGATAGGTCCTGGTCCCGTTGCGGAAGACAGCACCGCAGCTGACGGAGTCCGCGCGGGAGGCGGGCCATCTGGCGTGAAGGTGAGCGCCCAGCTGACCGTAACAAACGGTCCACCGACGTAGCTGAGGGTAATTACATCCCCAGCCCGTGCATCTTCACGGCTCTGGGAGACTAGGGGTACAAGTCCGTTTACGAGGCTCTGAATCGCCATGTGACGCTCTCCAAGGGGTTCACTGGGGCGCAGCTATAGGCCGAGCACCGAAAAAACTACAAGACAAATTGGGCTGAAACGTCCTCTCCCGTAACGGCCTGAGGAACACGGACCCCAAGACGATCTACCGCAACTCGGTAAGTCTGACCTACGGCAACGACTGGAGGGCGCGAATCGAGTCGCAACAGACTATGAGCAACACGAACATTGGTGATGTTTGACCCGCCCGCAATAGCACCCACAGGCCCTCCCGTGGGGCCTAGTAGAGCCTCAAGACGGTAGCTCCCAGCGTTCGGACCTGCTGCAAAAGTGACTATCTCACCCTCTTGAGCATTGGACCAGTCTTGGGACAGGTCTTGAATCTCTCCTCCCTCTAGAATGTGGGCATCCCCTGAAAGGTTTGATGGGGATGTGGTGTATGCGCGAGGGGAGCTATCCGCTCCAAATACCATGCGCAGAACTTCCACGACACGATGTTGCCCGAGGGTGAAGACATCGGATCCTCCGTTCGTCCCTGAAGCATTCTCGCCACTTAGGATCTCAAGGATAGCTCCGGGGCAAATGTTGCGGAAGTCGCGCATAGGATCGGAGAACAAAGTCCGGTCCGTAAGCGTGATCCCTCCCGTTCCCGTGACTGACTTAGCCCCTGTACAGAACTTTCGGAAGTCTTCGTAGTAGTAGGAGTTTAGCTCCCAAGAGACCGTGTCCTCGAATTGGTCCCCGAAAAACTCCCGAAACAAATGCAGGTAATCGTACAGGGTGTGTGCAGGCTTGAGTGCTCGAAGCACCATTTCAGCGTTTTTCTGCGTACGGAAGGGGTCTTCGGGGAAACCCGTTCCGAGGGAACCCTGAATGGTGTTTCCAGTGTTGGGGTCGGTCCAAACAGAGCAATCGCTAAGAGTAACTTCGAACTCGAACTGCTCCGGGAAACCCCACGCAGAGTTGGGATCTCGCTGAAAGGAGGCTTTCTCCAATACTTCGACTGTCGCTTGGGTAATCAGATCAACGCCGCTCTTCTGTACGTCTAGCTTTGCGCCTTCCAGGAGGAGGCCAATCATCCGCTCAAGGAAAGTTCGATAGCTGACGTCTCCAGGGATATCGGGAACCCCAACCTTGGGGTCTATCTCAGGGAAGATCAACGTTCCGACGGTCTGCCACAAGAACTCCGGACGCGTGAAGTTGATGCTCCCATCGAGGTGGGCCATCTCGGCCGTGATTTGGATTTGAGCAAGCGTCTCGGCAATAGCTTGAAACTGCAGGGAATAGTAAGGACCTGTGATCTGCGAGACGTAGTTCGACGGCAACACCTGGTAGAAGGTGTTCATGATCTGGTCTGTCAGATCCTGAAGGTTGTTGGTAGCGTTCTGGCCTTGCAGGAGGGCGGGAGCAGGGTTCTGATTAAGAACAAAGGGAATCAGACTGGTCGCGCGGTTGGGATCAGGCTTGCCCTCTACGCTCGACATTAGGAGATCTCCGTATAGGTGAAGTTAAAGTTGCCCGTCTCGAAGAACTCAATGTCGAATGCATTGAGGTTTTTCGCTCCCGCATTAGTCGGCCCTACAACATAGGTAACTCGGTAGACATAATTCGTCGGACTATCGCCAACAGGTAGAGAGATTAGAACCCGGTTAGAGGTTCTCCGCAACCTCTCCTCTTCGATCTCAAGGTTGCCTGCTGTGGGAAAGGCAAGCGTTAGGGTAGCGTCGTCAGAGAATCCGGGGATGCTCAAGCCTTCAGCTCCAATGATGAACGCTTTGCCTGGTTGTGTTCCCAAGGATAGCGGGTCTACAATTTGTAGTTCCAGCGGTGTGTCACCTTGGAACACGCCTCGAAACTCTGTCTCCGGCCCCCCACCTGTTGTGGTTGCTGAGTTCAGCTCCTCATCGAGAAGCCACACCAGCACTGTTTCCGTGCTGATAGGCGCAAAGTCCGAGCCTCTAATGAAAGTAGAGTCTCCAGACTGGCTAGACGCCAACAACTCGCGGACCACACAAGCATCCACACTACGAGCGAGCTTCACCACGGGGACTTCTACGAAGTCAACACCTTCGGTGTTCTTTAGGAGACTAACCACGTCAGATTGACGAATCGACGAGCCAAGAGGAGAGTTGGAGAAGAACTGTGCAAGGTTCGAGCGAACTCTGCGATCAACAATCGATGTCGGAACTCCCGCCCTCTTGACGATGGTGGCTGTGATGTCCACCGGAACAGCAACCGTCTCTTTGACCAGAACATCTGCCGTGATGTGTTTGCTGTTGCTAACATCCTCTTGCGCAGCGATTACCGCCAAGTTGACGACGTACGAAACCGTGAAGTTTTCGTCGTGGAAGTAGTCGATGCTCAGACGTTGGCCCGAAGAAATGCCTCTCCCCAGTACGCGCTTGATGGACACCGCAGTCGTCTCGTTACCAGGAAGAATTGTGTAGTCACTCACTCCCGAGGGATCAAACGGACCCCGATACTCCACCGTGCGGTCAAGGTTAAAGACTCTAATCGTAAAGGAGTCTGCGCCCAGGTTGTTGAGAAACTCCGGGAACTCCCCAATGATCACATGCTCCTCGTTGAGAACTCCGATTTTCTCTCCCGTGGGTGCTCCGTTGACTTGGAAGATCTCGATGGCGCTCTGAGCCTCGACAGACTTTCCGTCCTTGAGAGGGTCGTCAAGGCGGAAAAGGCCGTAGGCGTCCTCTTCGAGAGACCCGGTCACAACACCTGTAACGGACTGAATCTCTCGCACAGGCTGACGTGGCAAAACGAACCGGCGGCTCGCCACAAGGCGGTAGTCGCCCAGTACGATATCTCCGAACGTGACCGTTGGCTGCGGTTGTGTTGTATCAAGTTTGATGGTCTTGAAGTTTTCGACTACAGCGTTTGAAAGGTTGAACTCCACGCCTGTAGACGCATTCCGCAAGCCAAGGCTTGCATTGGGGAAGTTCAACATCTCCGCAAGGGGGTTGTCTGCGGACAGATCTGAGTCGATAGCTTGGAAACGAAGATCGAGGATGTTGCCAACAGGCACGAACTGCACGTTGAACTTCCGCTCGAAGCGGAAAGCAAACGTGTCGGAAACCGTTGCAAGGCTCTCACCTCGAATGTATGCGTCTACCTTGCCCCCAGCATGCTTGAGATAATCGGGATCGAAGTCTCGCTGCATCAAGTCGTTGCCTGGTGTAACGATGAAGCTCTCTAGAACTCCGGGAAGGTTTGCCAAGGTTTGGCGATATCCCGCTTCCGTGCCCGAATCCACGGAGGCCAGAGCGTTCTTGCTACGCTCCGCCAGTTGAACGTTGGTTTCGACTTCCCGGCCCCCAAACGTTCGTCCTGGGTTCGTAACTGCGAGACTTCCCGTCGTGTTGGTTATGACAGTGTTGATTTGGCCAGCTGCCAAGTTCCCAGAGCTACCAGGGTTCTCGGCTCGAATAGGTACATCGACGGAGAACAAGCCTGTTGAGGGGTTGAAAAAACTGGCAGCGTTCTCGACGGGAATCGATGCCTCCTCGGTGGAGACAAAGAAAACTCCTCCGGAAGAGATCCTTGTACCGAGAGGAATCGGGATGGTTGCTGAGGGTCGTCGGCTCGTGAAGAAGGTGCCCAGACCACGAGCCCGGATACCAGGTTTACGCGTAACCCCCACATTGGAAGCCAGCTGCTCGAAAGAGTGGTCGATAAGCGCTTGAGTCTGGTTGCTCGTGATGCCGAATGCCTTCTTGAGCGCTAGCTTGTATGCCGAACTATCGACCGGAGTAGGGTTGCCGGAGGCTCCTACACCATCCACTCGTACGAGAGTGTCGAAACTCTGCGAACGGTGAAGGAAATCCACTACGAAACGAACCTTCTCACTCTCCGCAGCAACAGGGTCGATCACGGTATCTCGAATAACCGCACCCGGCTGTAGGGCTAGCTGGGGGTTCGTTCGAAGTACCGAGGAAATGAGACGGTTCGTGATATCCGAACGCGTAACGGTTGGGAAAGCTCCCAAGTTGAGGCTAATCGTCACCGGGTTGCCAAACACCTCGATTGAAAAGGGGCTTTCCAATTCGGTGTTTGTGGTCGCGTCGAACGTGATGGCCGTAACTACGTAGTAAAGAGGCTCGGAGATGGGTGTTGCTGCAAAGGCGCCAATAGGAACCGTAGGCGGCAAGCTTGAAGGGCCATTGTTTCGATTGTGTTTGAACCGAATGTACTCCACCTGTCGAACACTCTCCACCGTCACTGATGTTCGAATTCTGGCGGTAGTCTCTGGGACCTCGGACACGCTCGTGAAGTCCGACTGCAGAAGATTGGCTTGCTCGTCGTAGGTGATAGCTTCGGCAAGCTCGTCAGTCAGGGAGACGTCCTCAAGCTTCTCGATGACATCCCCCCCTCGGGTCTGCGTTTGCTTGATCTGCAAGAACAGCGGGTCGGCTGCGGGCTGTCCCGCCAAGGTGGTCGCGATGTTGGCGTCCGAGTCCACTTGCCGCAAGACAGTCACCTCTTCCTGAATGAAAGAGTCGATCACGGGGCTGAGGTTAACACGAGTGTAGCCTGTTGCTCCTCCGCCAGAGAACTGGGAAGCATAGAAGTTGAACCCGATAATGTTGTCGTTGTCGGGCTTCTCAACAGTGATCTCCACTTCCGCGTTGAAGCGCTCCACCTTGATGTTGGAGGGAGGGTCTACCGCAAGGACAACATCGGATTCTTGAACGAGGTTTGCTTGAACTACTGCCGAGTTGGAAACCGCTCCCGAGAAGGACACTGCGCGAAGCAGGATGTCGTTGCTGCCAGCCTGCAAATCTAGCCCGTCAGGAAAGACCGCAGGGTTAGGGACGGTGAACGACGTCCCTTCAAACACCACCAAATCAGGGTTGGAGGTGAATGGGCCTCCTCGCACGCTGATCTGCATATCCACGGTCGTCTCATCAACGGTCCCCGTGAAGATCCGTTCGGGGATAGTCGTCGTAAAGACAAACGTTTCTCTCCAAACCCCATCAGGGCCAAGAATTTGTGGGGTAAGGGTCATCGTCCAAACACATCCTCTCTGCGGGTGTTAGGATTGACTCCGAAGCCTTCAAGGCCCAGAGACAACCCACTGCTTCCGACGAGTGCAGCCGTTCCCGGAGCTGCAAACACGGTGTTGACGTTGACAGGTTGCCCCGATGCATTCGTGCCGACGATCTCGACTTGAACGACCGTTGGGTCCCTAGGTGCTGGGGTTACTGTCAGCGACAAAACAGAGAAGAGGCGCTCCCGAGCTGTTAGCTCCTGGAAGCGACCTTGGATAGCCTGAAGCTTCTTGAAGGTGTCGACTGCAAACAGCACGTCTTCGTTAATCGATGTTACCGCCGCGGTAGAGTTTTTGGACCCAATACGGTCAAGCAACGTTGTGCCGTAAAACTCGTGGAAAGGGTTGGAACCTTTTCGGGTCGTCAAGATCTTGAGCAAAGCTTGGTTGAGCAAGTTCTCATTTCCGATGAGCAAGGCCTCTCCAGTGCCGTCGAAGCGATAGTCGTTCTCGATACCGAACGAGCGACATCGACGACACCTTTGCTGTAGGGTCGCATACGTCACCTTGAAGACCGGGTTCGAACGCACCGGTTGGTTGAAGCGAATGTATCGAGTCGCAACTTGAACAAACTGGTTGATGTTGACCGTGTTGAAGACGTCATTCCTCTCCGCAAAATCCCACCCAGGGAACAGTTCCTTACCCTTCGCCCCCGTGTTCAAGAGGAAGTTCAAGGATGCCGTTGCGTCGCCTGCGATTCGGATACGAGATTCTGGACCGTTGCGAGAGATGTCGGACAACGTCAGGTGGCCGTTGTTGTTGACCGCGATGACCCCCGCCCCCTCCGTGAGGAAAGCCCTTTGCAACACTTTGACCACCTGATCTGTGGTCACCCGAGTCCCTAGGGGGAGAGGCACGGTAACGGAGTCCGAGGAGTTCGAAACCGTTATGCGATTCTGATTCCGGCAGAGGGTGAAGGGGCCAGCCTTGCTTGAGATAATCCGAGCCTGGGAGAGCAAACCTTCAGAAGGGATAGACAAATCGAGATCGCTGTTGGCGAGAACCTGAATGAAGTCACCAGAGTTGATGGGCTGGCGCACTTCAAGAGACCGTCGATCAGAGCCCAAGGTTACCCGCTCCTCCACCGTCAGGTGGGGGCAAGGGAACGCCAGCTGGAAATCAACAGTCATCGGGCTACCAACGCGAATCTATAGGAGAATTAGAGGGAATTAGAGGGCAGTGAACGGATCGTCATCCGGCTCATCTGGCCACAAAGTATCGAATTCGGACAGGTTTTTCGTGTTGACCGTTTCAAAGTCCACAGTGTCTCCCTCGTAGGGCTTCGAGCCACCTTGTGCTTGTGCGAGGGATGCGCCCAATGACGTGATAAGATCCTCTTCTGGAAAGCCGGAGTCTCCTTTAGACAGTGCTGTAGCGGCATCGTTGAGGGAAAGACCTGAAGCGGCGTTTCGCGGCTTCTTATCGTAGAAGATGTTGTCGATACTCTCGATGATGCGAACGATATGCAGATTCGCTTGGAATTCTCGGGGATCGGGAAGAGGAAGCCCTGAAACCGTGCCTCCGACCGCTTGCATGAGCATTTGATCCCGCTCTTGGGAAAATTGCTCACGAAGGTCCATGAGCTTGATGATCTTGGCTTCCAAGTTGTTGCGACGCTCTTGGATCGCCGGGTTGAGCCACCTTCTCCCCCGCTCCACTTGGCTTGCAATTCTTCCGTCAGCATCGCTGAGGTTGATGATTCGTCCAATTCGACGGAAGGGGTAACGACCCCACCCTAGCCAGCCACCACTATCCGCCCCTCCAACTCCTCGACTGTCGCTGTCGGGAGCGATGACCCCAAAGTGGGGCTGGTCATTACGAGTGTCCGGGACTTCAACATCGTTGATTTGCACGGAAGGATCAACGTCGGGGTCCTCTTCGGGGTTCAGAACGGAGTTGAACTCTACAAAATCCGGCTTGAGAAACAGGGAGATCTCCATGGGGTTGCCACCTAAAGCAAGGTAGACACCAATGAGCTTCTCTAGACTCGATCCCGAAGTGACCGAGAAACCTGTCCGAACTTCCGTAACCTCGTCAGCGATATCGAAGCTGCTGTCCGCAGCTACTACGGATTTTTTCCGAGCATAGAAGACCGTGATCTCTCCGACCTTTTGGATCTCGGCGTCGAGCACTGCCAACCTTGCGTTGACAGCTCTGCGCTCTTCCAGTGCGAAGGTTCGAAATTCTCTCCACTGCGTTTGTCTGAAACTACCTAGCCATCCAAAAGACATTAGCCATCTCCTTGTACAAGGGCTTTGAACAGCTCAAGGGCCACGTTAGGAATGCCACCAGCAAGCAAGACAACTCCAGCACCGTATGCCGCTGGACTATCGAAAGGCTTGTTCTGAGCAGACACCAGTGCCTGCAGAGTGCCGTCTGTGCCGTTGGCAATAGTTACCAACCCACTCGCAGCAGGGAGCCCCACAAACAGTCGGAGCAAGTTCTGGATCATCGAGTTGATACGGTTCAACAAAGCCTGAAGCTCAATGATCCGAGACTGTAGGAACTCGATAAATCGCCTGATGAGATCTGTGATAGCGTTGAGGGCTGCTCGAATGCTTTTCAGGATTGCGAGAAGCTCGTCGAAGAACCTGTCCACATCCGGAAGGCCTTGCGGGAAGAGACGGATAGCGATCCACCCCTTCTCTTGGGGCCGTACAACCGGTCCAATCGCAATTCGAAGAGCAAAGGCAGCTTGCTCTAACACGTTGTCGGGTACGAGGTTGCGAATGAACTGCAGCTCTTCGAACGTCGATTTTTCGCGCTCATACAGAACCGGAGCCTTGTCTTCGGAGCCGGCAACTACCAGGTTGTTCTTCTTGGACGCTGCTTGGAAGAAGTGCGGTTCCCGGGCTAGGACCGCGGGATTGACAGTTTGGGTCTTGACGGAGGAAACGTTGGGCGCTCCCGTGGCTTCGGGGTTCGGAGCAATGCCTTTCGTCAAGTCTGCCGAATAGAGCAGGCTCAGCAAGGACTCATCATTCAAGGTGTAGTTGAGAAGGTCCTCGCAGGCGTCTACGACAACTTGAGCGATAGTCGGCGACGGTGGGTTCTCAACAAAGAGATCGTTAGCCAAGTTGAGGGCCGAGCGGGCAGTCTTCTTGCGCCACTTCGACAAGTTCTCAGTGGTGTTGTAGTACTTGTCAATACGACGATCTCGACCCACAAGACGAGACATGATAAGGGCTGCTGCATCCTCAAGCTGTGTGGGGAGCCTTGCCGTGCCAACGTAATCCGCCCAAAATCTGCTTGGGAGAATTCCGTTCGCGTCAGCATTCGCCTCTGTGGGGGGAAAGCTGATCGTCTCTAGAGTTGGAGGTGCACCGTTTACTCCGGGAATCTCTCTCGTTCGGACAGGAAGGTCTGCTCGACATAGCACCACAAGCAACAAAGCTTGTACGACGCACTTGAGGTACGCCTCAGTATTGGCGTCAGGAAAGACAATCTCAAACGGAGCAGAGGAAGGGCCAACGTCCTCGAAGTTGAACCCTAAAGCCATCGGGAACTCCACGGGGTCCGTACCATTGTCGATGGTGATCCTGTCAGCTTGGTATTGCCAATCTGCCTCGGATTCGATGTTGCGTGTTACGGCTCTAACCCGTACAAAGAACGAGTTTGGACGATCCCCAACTGTGACCTTAGTTTGACCACCGACTCCAATATCCCACGAAGCGCTCTTGGGCATCTCTTCAAAAGGAATGGTGATTCCGTACCCCTTACCGGGGAAGAAGAGGTTCTGACCAAAGGGAACGAAGAACGTTCGCTGTAGAAGGAACTCATTCCCTTGTTGCAGATCGCTGAGCTGGATTGGAGCGGCATCAGCCAGGCTCTTCACGCCATAGACCCGAGCCCCCAAGGTCTTCCGTTCTCCCGTGAAACTCGTAGCTTTGTTCCACTGAAGCTCGTCCGAGATCCGAAGTTGTTGGATGCCGCCGTAGAGCCGAATGGGCTGGCCATTGACGTTTACAGCTGTGCCAACGTCCGTGCCCTTGTTGTCCGGAGAAGCCTCGATAGCCCCCTTGGTGGGTTTGTCGTACTGAAGCAAGATCCCACTTGCTTCCGTTGAAACTTCGATCAGGAAGCCTCGGGGAGGTAGTTGAGCAAAGTTCGTTACGAAGTTGCCAGGAGCTGAAGCCATCTGCCACGTCAAGTTGACGGCATTGACCGTAGTGCTGACGTTTTGGTCTTTTCGGAAAGCTCGTGTAGGTAGTACGCCAGGCTTTCCGAACGAGAAAATGGACGCACCATCAAGACCGTACTTCGCCTGGACATTGGCGGGAGTGCCAAGCAAGGGTTTGAGATCGATCTTCTGGTTGAAGAGATTCATGATGCCCCGAATGAGGGCAAGCAACCTATCAACAGCAGTCAGGTCAACCGACAAGTACAAGAAGACCGAGATGACCGTGGATAGAGAAGAAATGTTCGGTCGGTTGGGATCTCGTCGGTCAACGAGACGAGAGATCATGCGCTTCTCGTATGCCGAGAACCCACCTCGAAGGTCCTTGAACTCAGGTCCTTCTAGGATGTAGAAGTCCCCGTGGATATACAGGCCCGCTTGTCTTAGGTCGTTGAGAATGGCTTCAATAAGCGCTAGGAGAGCTTCGATAAGCGCGATGATAGGATCGAGGAAGCCAATCGCAAAGGTCTTGAGGACCTCAAGGATCTGGAGAAGGATGTTGAGGATGTTGATGAGCGCCGTGAAGAACGCATCAACAGCTTGGCGAACACCTTCCAGAAAATCGGGAATAGCAAGATTGACAGTCTGCCATTCACCGACTGCTCCCGCTGCTCCTCCACCAAATTCTGGGTTCGCCATCTAACTACCTGCCCCCGCCGTACTTCAACCGGTTGAGCTTCATGTTCAGCTCAGCGATCTTGTTCTGGTCTTCCTTGATCTGATTGCCGAGAAGCTCCTTGAGGTTCTCAAGACCTCCAGCGATACGCTTGAACGAAGGGATCGTGAAGGCTTCAGCGTCCCCAGAAGGCTCCGTGTTCTCCCAAGTGCCCACAGGAATTTCCATCTCGTCCAGCACCTTCTGTGCTTCTTCGATCGTGATGTCTTCGTCCTTCTTCATTCTGTCGCATCCTGTAGGGCTTTGGCCTTCTTCTGCTCGTTGGCTTGCTTGCGCAGCTGCTTCGGCAACTCTCGTTCCCGGATCGTGATCTGCCTAATGTAACCATCTTCACGGTTAACGCGAGCGCTAATCCATGAGAGCCGCAAAGGTCGGAATTGGTCGTTGTTGTCCAACACGTCATCAAGGAGATCCGTCAACACAGGTCGTCCGTCTCCCTCCGGAGCCGCAGGGTTGCCCGCATTGTCCTCGAAGGTTGAGTACGTTGGTGCGCCAGGCTGTTGGAAAGGACGCTCAGCGTCCAGCCTCGTGTCTCCTACCCAGAACCGTCGGTCAAGGACCGAGAGACAGTCCGTGGCATTCGCAAAGGGGGAAACTTGCGCTACTCCCGCGAGACCTTCCACAAAGACGTTGCTGAGGACTCCGAGTCCTTCGTCAGGGATGAGTGGGTTCCCAAGGTCCGAGATGTGTGCGTCACGCTGGAACACGAAGTAGCTGCCGCCTTTCCTGCCTTGGAATAGTACGTTGAACTCCTCGATGAAGCTGAGGGTCCTCTCTCGCATCAACAAGACGAGATCGATAGCCTCATCACTAAACAGTGGTGAGGGCCTGAAAACTCGATAGGAGATAGGCGCCACGGAAAAGAGGTTGCCTCCGAACGAGTCCGCAGGGGAGCCCAGCTGTCCCGCGTATGCCGTGGGACGAAGGTCTTGCTGCCCCTCTTGACCCCCCGAGTTGAAGGCTGCCGCAGAGGCACTCACAGTTGGAAGTACGGCATACTCAGCGACACTACCGAAGGTAACGTTGTCTCCTGCAAATTCCCCGGAGAACTCCGAAGCCGGGCTCACCAAAATCTCGGCAGTCGTGGTCTCTCGAACCCGATACCAACCTCGGTTATCGTCTAGCTCGGAGGGTTGCCCAGCGATGAAGGGAACTTGCTGACCGACTGAAGCCACAGTTCGGTTGGGAACCGAACGATCTCCGAAGGGCCTCACACCGAACTCGGGACCCGTCACCGGGATAGCCCCCCCGATCCCTGACAAGGCGCCGGAAGGATCAATCAAAAGGATGTCGCCCTCTTCGATTCCCAAGCTTCCAAAGTTGATTGACGTGTCCGTATCTCTCAACCCACGTGGTTCCACAGGATCAGTCTTCGCAGGAACGTAGCCTCCCTCTTGAGTCGAGAAGTCTCCCGTTCTCTCGAAGAGCACTCGGTCTGTGATGAGGTCTAGGAGCTGCGCGTTGCTTTGCTCATGGGGGACCGGCACAAATCTCAAGTAGATCTCGAAGGAAAGGCCCGCCACGTTTGGCGTCGCAACATTGACGATTCCGGGAGCCTTGAGCAGGATCCTTTCTGCGTCCAGCACAGCTGCAATCTCGACTTGATCGACAAGGTTCCCGTCTGCATCGAGAAGACGCAGCATGTCTCCCGGGTTCACGTTGACATTGGGATCGTCAAACCCACCGAGCTGAGTACCTCCGGTAGACCGAAGAACGAAAGGCCAAACGTCTCCCGTGGGAGGCACAGCCTGAGCACCGAAGGAAGCCACTGTTCCTCGACGGATCTCGTACACGTAACGTAGGGGCTCAATAGCAGCCGCAACGTCATCTTGCTGTAGATGGAACCGTCGGATGCGGCGAACTTCAAAGGTGACGCGTTCCGGAGATACGGCACCAAAAGCCGTTGAGCTACGGAAGCCCACTGCTGCAAGCGCCGAGTTGTTGTTGATGTCGACCACACGAGACGCAATTCCCGTGAGATCGAGGACAGGTCGGGGAGACGTGGGCTCAAGGAAGACTCCAGCTTGCGCCCTGAAGCCTGGGTTCACGCCATCAGAAGTCGTGATGCGGTCTCCAGGGAACAAGCAGTCTACAGCCGTAGCCACACCACCATGGAGCGTTGTCCAGTTAGCCGTGGAGACATCCCAACGAAGAAGGGAGGCCACGCTAGGATACACAATCGCATCCTCGTCAATCTGGAAAGTTGTCGTAGCTACCGGAGTGTGTTCGAGAACACGGATCTCGTTTGCCGCAGGGTTGCCCCCTTCAAGAATGTCCCCATCCGGACCGCCAGCAAAGGAGAATGAGAGCGAGCCAATCAGGTCAGGGTTTTCGAAGGTGATCTCTCCGAACCCAAAAGCGGAGTTGTACGCACCAGCTTGGCGGTAACCTACGAGGTTCCGAGGAAGCCCCGTACCTGCACGGTCCATCCGTACCTCAGCAGCTGTGAACCCTGAAACGTAGGTGCCCTCAATACCGAGAAGAGCACCAATGGCAACGCCGCCACCGTTTGCGTCTTGCACCGGCGCAACGATATCGAAGACCCCCGTGTTTACGTTGAATCCTGTGTAGGCAACGCTAAGGGTTTGGGCGATATCTCCGGTGTTGACCAGGAAGTACAAGCGACCCGTAGCTGGCCAAGCCGTTTCACCATTTGAAAGTCGCGCGGTGGAGAGGGTAATCTCTAACCCTAGGATGTTGACGCTCGTAACTGTGGGGAACTCCAACTGGAGCCACCCTTGACCTGCGTTCAACGGAGCACTAGTTGCTGTTAACTCCAACGCTTGGAACTCCTCAGCAGCATCCGGTTGAATAGCGTGCTTTACGACGTAGGTCCCGGCTTTCGTTGTTGCGGACGTCAAAGCAGCTTCAGACTGCGAAACGACCAGAACGTCTCCCGGCTCAATGCTGGCGAGGTTCCCTGCTGCCAGGTCTACGAAGTCTACGGCCACCCGGTTATCCAAGTCTGGATCAATAGAGGCAGCCTCGCAGGTACCGACACCTTGAGCGATGACGCCATCCTCATCTTGCGAGGAGGATGGCAGGGCCGAGAACGTGACGCCAGTCTCCTGGATTGGTGTGTTGCTGAAGCCCTCGAAAGCCGGAACTTTGACAGAGCCAATCCCTGTAAAGAGATCGAAGGTACCAACAGGCGGGAACGTGTTAGAGCGACTCAGGAACGTGAAGGGTGCTCCACCGTTTACAGACGCCGGAGCATTGACGGTGATGTCTTCAGATCCGGGACCGGATACGAAGTCCACAGAGAGTTGGCTAAGAACGGGCTGCCCGTCGACCGCTCCAACGTCGCGCTCAATTACCGACCGCATATCGATGTTCTCCTGGAACGTCAAGCGGTCACCCAAGATGGCTCCGGACGTGGAGGACCCGCTTGCCGAGGTCGTGTCTACATCAACCGTGAACCACAAAGGCCGAGAGAATCCCGGGTTTCCCGGGTCTTCAGGTACGTCAGACGCACCAAGCCCGACGTTCAGAAAGGCTGCCGCGGTTTGCACAGTGAGCATTTGCTGCTCGAACGTCGGCTGCACTGCGACGGCTTGCGGACCTAGACCTGAGAACAATGCCTCAGCCGTGGGTGCACCGTTGTTCATTCGAAGCTCAATCGCGCCTACGTACACAACCGGGTTGACGCCATCTGAAGCAGTCCAAACATGGATTGTGATGATGTTGTCGTTGTTGGGGTAAGCGAAGGCTCCTGCAGGGCTCAGGATATCGTTGAATCCTCCGTTGCTACCCGCGGGCTGGCCGTCGTTGAACACCTGGAAGCCGGGTGAAACCGAGGTCGTGTCAAACGTCGTGGTTGCAGCACCAAAGGTGTTGATGACCATCCCAGGCGGGTTCCCTACCGGGCTCTGGTTGATGAAGCTCTGAATGGAGCGGAAGCTGTATCGGATACGGCTCGTCAGCGCTGTAGGCGTGACAAACCGGGGAGGCTCAAGGACACTTCCCCCTGCTCCACCGGAAACGGCTCCGACAGACAGCAAGCCTTGCGATCCAAAGGGGATGCCGGCTTGAGGGCTCTCCACAAACAAGAAGTCGAAGGCAGCAACGTCGCCGATTCCCGAGTTGGGAGCGTAGCCCCCAGCCGTTGCAACAGGAGTCGCATCCAAGCTCGTAAGAAGCTGTGCGGCTACGATTGCTCCGTCCAAGCCTTGAACCTCATCGGGATAGACTGCACCAGGCAAGGGTGAATCCAAGCCCAGCAGGTTTTCGAAAGCGATCTTTGCTTGCCCAAGACGGTCTAGCTCAGTGTTCTGAGCATACAGGTACGGAAGCGTGTAGTCTCCGTCATCATTGACGAACCCTCCCGTGAGTGCGGGAATCTTCGCAGGCTCCGTGAGGCTGTTCGAGAACCGAACGTCGGCTTCGAGGTACTCCAACGGGTTTGGAGTTTTCTGCCCAAAGATCTCCTTGACGGGGAAGAGCGGATCTCGAATCGAGGGCATGGAAATGTCCACGTACTCCCCATCTCCATTGTCCACGCGAACATCGAAGCCGACTCGGAAGTTCGGGATGCCTTCAGCCTGAGCTTCCTTCTCCGCATTATCCGGAGGATCTGAAGACTGGAAGTCTACTTGAGGGGGAGCAATGAAGATAGTGTCTCCGCGCTCCAGCGTCAGAGGTTCTGCGGTGTCCTCATCGAGCCCTTGCTCAAGGATATCTGCTGCGGTGGAGATGGAGTCTCCGTCATCATCCACAAACGTGATGATGCACCCTTGCAAAATCTCCTCAACGAAGATGCGCTTAGGAAGCGTGATGTTATCCAGCCCAAAGGGCAGAGAGGACGTCTTTGACGTGACGATGTCGACGATAGCTCCCGTAGGTCGTCCAAAAGTGACTTGTGGATAGCGTCGATCATCACTGTTGAACGTGAAGAAGGCGGGAGTCAGAAGATCCGGGTCTCCTGTTGTGAGGTCTGGAAGGTCTCCCCCGTTCGCTAGCAATTGCGCAACATCAGGGAAGCCGTCATCCCGGAGTGGGAAGTCGTGCAGAGGAAGAACCGTAGCGATGACCGCAGGTCGGGGATCTCCAATGAACGAGATGTCGATCTCTGGGAACCCCGTAGGAGAATACGCAAAGATCCGAGCCCGAGGCAAACGCTTCCGAACGGAGATACCGGAGATGCCTGTCAGCTGCCCTAGAACCGGGTTCCCAACATCGCCGATGGACTTGAAGAACGTCGAAGCTCGACGGCGGCCCCCTCCACCCTTGAAGTTGAGCAGCTCTTTGATCTTCAGGAAAGAGTAGACGCCGGGATTGACGGGTGAGGCGTCGAGATCAGATCCGATGCCCGGATCCGTAAGCGTGAAAGCTCCCGCAGACTCCGGGAACAGACGGGAGAAAGAGCTTGGCTCACTGGTCTTGCGGTATTTGCCAAAGGCTTCCAACCGGAAAGGATTAAGGCGCAGACGCTTACGTGTACGAGATACCAGGACGATGTCGTCGATGTCGTTCGCCACCAAATCCCTTTGCTGGTTGATCAACTCTCCGAGCAAGTCAGGATCTATGAAACTTCCAACAACGCTGTCTCCCGACAAGCTTGCATCGTTTGGATCTACGAGTGGGTCTCGTGTCAGGTGAGTAATGCTGCGGTTGTAGGCGAAGAACAACTCCGAGAATACGTTGCGACGGTTGAGATCACCAGTGATAGCGTTCTCGAAGCCGGGAGGAGGAATTTCTCGATCACGACCAACGTAGAACTGAAACTTACCATCCCGGTCTCCTACGATGTCCCCCGTGATGGTCTCTCGAACCTGCTCGAAAGCCCGAATAGTGCGGTTGTAGAAGTCGATGAAAATACGAGCTGCCCGGTCTTGGTCTTCGATATCCGAAATCTGTGCTCGAAGGCCGACGTTGCCTTGGTCATGGTTGACGATTGAAGGCGGAATAGCAGCAATGGCTCCCCGAGAGGGTAGCCGTGCCACTGCGTCTTGAGCGATGTCCGTGCCAACTTCGGACAGGTAACCAAGGACCGGGACAGTACGGTAGAAGAAGTTGTCCGGGTTCGAGAACGTATACTTCGCACGAAGAATCTCCCCTGTGACCCCTGCTCCATCTTCTCCTTGGAGGTTCAAGACGCGCGTGTATGAAGCCAAGAACCGTGGCGTAACTACCACTCCGTCTTGGACGAACGGCGCGAGCACATCAAGTTGAGTGTGCCTGAGATAAAGAACTTGCCCAGACCGCAGAGGGCTTTGTTGAAGGCTAAGGAACTCGACGGAGCCGGAGTCGAAGTCGATGTTGTACTCGACCGACTGTCGGAGCGTGCGCCCAGGAAGTAAGTGGCCAGCAGCATCAGTCTCTCCAAACAAAATCAGCTCGAAGCTGTCTTCAGACAAAACAGGTCCTCTCCCCAAGAACTCCGTAGGAGAAGGCGAGTACACCGGACGAATCGTGATGCGAACATTGTCGAACCCGGATGCAAACCCCGTGGGAGAAGCAGAAGTGAGATCGACCGTGGTTCGCGTGCCATCCTCGTTGAGGTTGGACCCCGCAACGACAAAGGGGTAGCCCCCGATCTCGATCAGGTGACCTGCGACGGCAACCGAAGTTACGTCTCCAAAGAATACGACCGATAGGGATCCCTTGTTGATGGGCTCATACGCGTTTGGTACGTTGAACCAGATCCCCTCAGCGGCATTCGGATTGTACGCCTTCGTGACGGGGCGATCTGAGATGAGCGTAAGGACGTCATTACCAGGAGCCAGCGTTCCGGCGTCCTGATTCTTACCCGTCTTCGGAGTGACTCCAACAGCTGTCTCGTTCGCACCTGCATCGTAGGTTACGGAGGTGACATAGAAGGGGCTCGGACCAACGCGAAGCACTTTGCCGGGAATAACGTCTGCCGTACGGTTCCCCTCCAAGATGAACGAATCGGAGTCTGCGGGGATTCGGAAGGGAGGACGGTACACCGGAGGCGAAGAAACCGTGAAGGCTTGCTCCCCCCCAAAGGTCTCATTCACAGGGTAGGTGACCAGGACTTGTGTATCTGCTCCTACAGGCTCCTGCAAGATGAGTTGGTTCGCATCAAAGTCGATACCGACAACGGGAGAAGCGGATCCACCCACGTTCGCGAGGTTGTTCCCCACATAGACTTGGAAGGCGTCTTCCAAGTCTTGCCGAAGGGTCTTACCTTCTGGGTTGAAGTTGAGCCTTTTGCCAAAATCTGAGGGGGGGTTACCGCTTGAAGGAAGCGCAGGAAGCGTGGCGAGTTCCCGGTCTACGAAGAAAGGCAGGTTTTCGATGATCTTGATGGGGTTCCCGTCTTCACCAAGGTCCAGGTCTCCCGATCCTGCCTTAGCGCGGAAGTATTCGACTTCGATGACTGTGCCCGCATCGAGCGGGGTTGCGAAGAGTACCGAACCCTGAATGGGGCTGATAGTAACGTCTTGCCCGTTCTCCGTAACCATTTGCTCTTCGAAGTAGACGTTCTCTCCTCCGTAGCTTGCAAGATCGTCGGCTGAGAAGTTCAGCAACCCTGTGCTGATTTGGTACTCCACAGCTCCCGCTGGCAAGATCGTGGGACTCGCGTTCGGACTCGCAAACTCTTCGATGTAGTACACCTCGGCATTTCGCAACTCAGCGAACACCTGATCTCCGAAGTTGAGCAGTCCGCCGTCTTGGACTTCAATCAAGTTTCCGGCAAGCGGGCTGGAGACTGCTCCAGCTACTCGAACAAGATTGCCCTCTGCAAACGTGAAGCTCTTCGTACCAACTCGCACGGAGAAGTCTCCGTTAGAGAACCTTTCCCCTGCGGGGTCAGGAACTCTAAGCAGGCCGTTGATGATCTCCCCCAAGAAAACCTGCTGCAACGCCACCATTGTGCCCCTGGGGCTTGCGTTAGGCGTTCCAAACCGCATCTGGAAAGTGCGTCCAGACTCTAGTGCACGAGTGATGTTGGCGCTCAGACGATCCGACTTTTGAAGAGCGGGACTCGTAGGCACTTCGCCAACGGTTGCTAACGTACGAATAGCGAACGGCTCGCTTTGGAGGTGGTTGAACTGAAGGTACTGGACATCAGCAATGATGCCCGTGTTGTTCTCGTCTTCGCTGGGGACTTCGTACAGCTCCCAGGACTCTCCAGACCCCGAAGCTTCCAATGGAGGAGAGACCTCCAACTCGTCGGAAACCGACGCATCCGCTGTGACAACATACGTTCCCCGAACCTCTTCGGGGCCCGAGGCGATTTTGAGGTGCCAACCTCGTTTTACCCCCAGAGTAACGAAGTCCGTCTCGGAATCCGCATCTGAGAAGGTGGCGCCAGGGATCCAGAACCCTCGAACACCGAGGGCTTTTCGAGGGCCCACGGTTGTGGTGAGGCGAGCAATTCCAGGTTGCGCGATAGCGTTGGGGTCTCCGTTGAGGAGCGTGTAACTATCCCCGAAGGTTTGGACAACAAACGGGCCGCCATCATCCGAGACACGTAATCCCTTACCGGGGAGACGTAGCGACTGTTCAAAGACCAAAGGTGCGCCCAACTGAAGATCCGTCGTGGGGACGTTGATCACCGAGAACTGCGACTTCTCTTCGGCCCACACGAAACGTCGGAACCCAAACTGGTGGACGACTTCCTCGTAAGGCTCCAAGTTCTGAGAAGCAAGTCCGGTCTGGAGGCGGAAGAAAACGTTCTCATTGTAGCCTGGCTGGTCCTCCAGTGGAACTCGATCCAGAAGAACGACGGGACTTGCAGAGATACTTCCCGAAAGCACAACATCATCTAGCTGCGCTGTGTGGGAGATATCAGAGATGTCTTTCTTCCGGCCATCAGCATTGATGGGGCTACGGAAAACACCAAGGTGAGTCCCATTATCCGACAACCAGTGGATATCAGTCGGAGTCGGGTTGGCTGGGGCGGTGATGTTGACTCCCCACCCGGGCAAGAAGCCCAAGGCCCTCGGGCCCGAGAAGTCTCGGGAGTTTCCGGGACCAAAACCGATTTCGATCTGCCCCACGCTAATGCCACCACTCACCGTTCCGGTGCCTAGAACAATGCGACCTTGGAAGACCGAAGCTTGTCCAGAAACCGTGATTACGGCATTGAGGGACTCCGCGATCTCCGAAGACGTGAAGGTGCCACCTTCGCTAGTCTGGACTCCACCAGGGTTAGCCGAGGCATTCCACAGGTAAAGGTTGCCGTCGATTGCGAACTTGAAGACCTCGTCTCCAACAAGCTCAAAGGAATCCCGCACCCGAGAGTATATCTTGGCTTCGGAGGCATAGACAGCAGGTTTGAGTGCGGTCTGAATGAACCACAAGTTTTGACCGGAGAATCGTCTGCGATCTTCTTTTCCTAGCGTGACCTCCGAACCTTGGGTTCCGAGGTTCAAATTGACATAAGCTGTTCCGCGCGGGATCTGGAAAGGGAAGCGAGGGATTTCCCCCGCATCATCCACAACACGAATGTTGCCAATCAAACCCCTGTCGTTGAACAGAAAGAGATCCCAGTCTCCACGAATCTCGCGAACAAGGCCCGAGCCATTTGCTCGAATCCCGGGAGCCAGAGAGGTGTTGGGGATCGTGCCTGTGCCATCGGTTACGAACTGCACCCCCGACGTGCCTGGGGTCGGCCAAGGGGTCGCATCAGGAATGTAGAGCGGGTTGTCTCCGCTGACCTCCCCCACGTCTCCAGCGGAGTCCAGGAGCCTTGTGGGCACCTTGGTCTGTAGCGGAACCTGAGTGAGGCTCACTCCAGTATAGCGAGCTTCAGCCCCAAGAAATGCCTTCTCGAAGGTCGCAGATTCAGGGTCAGCACGGTCGACGTCTGCCTGATTAAACTTGAGCATGCCTGTCGAAGCCGCAACACCGACTTGCCCCTCGTTGATGACCAACACGCTAAGGGCTGCCTCTGTCGCGACCACACGAGCCTCAAGGGGTTCGCGGTTTCCGATCTGTATGAAAGGGTAGTCCGTAGGACCCGGGATTGGAGCAAGGAAAAGAGGCTCTTCTATGGCCGTCTCAAACAAGCCAAGGGCTTCAACTGTACCATCCGTCAGGAAACTTTGATACGAGTACCAGAGAGTTTGGCCTGCAAACTCCTCCAAGAAAGTAGGGTTGAAGTTGAGACGTCCAGAAGCTGCTCCCATGACCGCGGCTGCGTCTGGAGCGAGATTTCCGAAGTCGTACTCACTATTAGCTTCGTCATCCGTGACGACGAGAACCCCTCCAAACCCGGACGTGGCGCTTACGGGTTGAGCAAGCGGAGTGCTGTTAGAGTCGGGGCGCGTTCCTACTCGCACCATGGAGTAATCGTCAGGAACATTGTTGTTCCCCGGCAAATACTCTCCAACAGGAATCTGGGGGACAGGGTTCAGCTTGTAGTCCTCCTCGACTAGCAACGCTCCCAGGTTTCTTGGAGGTGAGCCCTTGAGAGGTTCCCACGCAGAGGTAGCTCCGTTCCACTGGAATCGTGTCTGGTACCGATCATTTTTCGTCCACCAAAAGCGGATAGAGGCTAGGCGGTACGTGATGCTGCGGATTGAATCACCACGGAGGGAGGAAAGCCCTCCTCCGAGGTCCGCTAGGACCGTGTCGTCGAACTTGACGACATTGCTGACCGGACTGAAGGCGCTATTGCTCCCATTAACTAGGATCTCTTGCCCGTTGTCCCCTCGAACAAGTGTCAGGGAGTCGAAGCTAGCAATACTACGACTTGCCCCTTCTCGAAGGACAAGACGGTTTGAGCCATCGCTAATGTTAGCAAGCGGAGTGACGCTGCTGATTACCGTCAGTTGCCCGGGGAGGATGTCTCCCTCGGCATTTGTTGCCGGTGAGTTCTCCACCGTGGAAAGGTTGGCGGTGTTTGCCGCCCAGAGAAGGTACTCGGTTTGCCCGTCCTCCTCACGACCAAGAGTAGAGGCCCGGTAATGGGCCTCGTACAAACTCACAAGGTCTGGAGATTCCGGCGGGGGGAAAGCGCTCAAACCTGAGATTCGCTTGTAGTCTTGTTCGACACCATTAACGGCTTCCGCCGAAGTCACCGCATTGGACGGTGAAGTGCGAGGAGCGCGAAGAACAAATCCGTTCAGAGGGATTCCCATGAGTGCCTCAAAATACTACCGAAGTGCTAACTCCGGCAGAAGGAGATGGAGCCGGCACGACGGGGGCAACCCCACCAAAACCGAATCCGGTTGCAACTAGAGCGGCGATACCGTTTCCCAGGCCCGTAGCAAGTAGGGGCTGAGAAGGGCCGGTAAGGCCAACTGCTGCCATGTTTGCCAGCAGCAAGGAGATCAACGTAGCAGGGTTAGACAAAGCAACTTTAGTAGCGTCGGTTCCCGCAGAAACTCCAAACGATAAGCCCAAATACTGAGCCGAAGCGTTGAGAGTTGCGGAAGTCCCAAGCTCCACAGCTTGTGCAATCACTTGAATCGTCGGGCCTGTCAAGCCTACGGCTGTTAGGCCGCCTACAACCTGCCCAGCTGGAACGAAAAACATTTTGCCAGAAGCCACACCAGCTCCGGCAAGACCCACGGTCACGCCAAGCGAGAGTACGTTGGCAGGTATAGGAAGCCAGGCTCCGATAGAGGTCCCTACGGCCGTAGCAATTTGAGGGAGCTGTTTCGAGGCCGGGAAAGAGGATCCCGCAACCAAAATAGAGGCTGTGAGAGCATTTGGGATGACAGCCATTAGGGAATTGGCGGCCCTAGAAGGTGGCCAGGACTTCCCATGCCAAAGAAGGCCAAAGGAAACCCCGAAAGGGGATCGATATCAGAGCTGTTGACAATTCCGCCTACCGCTCCAGAGCCTCCAAGGATGGTCGTAGCGCCGCTAAGGCGTGCCACACCAGCTGTGCTAACCGTCACAGAAGCAATGCCTCGGAAAGAGGCTGTGGAGATCGAGGTCATGTTGAGGGTACCAATTGCAGCAAAGGCAGAGATCCCTGCCGCGGTGTTGATCGCGAGGGTGTTGGGACCTGCTTGGGCCGTGTAGGTTCCTACTCCAGTTCGCCACGTGATGTTGCCGACCACGACGTTTGTGGAGTGACTTCCGATCAAAAAAGTCTCAGAACGGTCTCCAAAGACCATCTTGTAGACGTCTGTGGGGCCTCCAACGTGCCCTGTCAGGGGGTTTGCTCCAAACGTGACGGAACGTAGGGGGGCATAGGCAGGGTTGAAGTTTTTCGGTCCCGAGTAGAGCGTGGTTTCTTTTCCGAGAACCGTTCGGTCGATGGTCGTACATTGCTGAGAAAGCTTGTCGGTCAGGATGTTGACCGAGTTTTGGGGAGTGATGTCTACCTGCTGGCTGTTGGTCAGCTGGATTGTCGACCCACCCTGGATTCGCACATTACGTGCAGCCGTGATGTTGACGCTGCTCGTAGGAGCTTCAAGGATGATCCCAGGAAGAGCGGCTTCCTCAAGAGAAGTTGGAGTATTCCGAGCCGTTGCGCTTCCTCGTGTCGAGGCTCCTCCTGCAGAAAGACAGATAGCTCCCGTAGGGGACTGGAAGCAAAAACCAAAGTTATCATCGCCATCCCCTGCAGAAGCGTTGATGCGTAACGGAGATCCCGTCTGGAACTCGATGGCTCCGCCCGCTTCAACACGAATTCCCCCAGAGGTAGCAATCTCAATCGACCGCTCTTGAGGGGGGCCCGACACGTAAGCTTTAAAACGCCCGTCCTTGGTGAAGGATGTGAACGTGGGCAAGAAGCCGTTGTCGACGGGGGGAGCAAGCCGAAACAGGGTCGCCGCATGCTCGCTGACGTTGACGTTGAGCGCCGTATCGAAAGAAGGGCGTAGCGACCCGTCTGCCTCAAAAACGTTCGGACGTAACGGCTGCCCGTACTGGGGTCGGCCTACGGGGGAAAAAGGATCGTTTCCGATGACCGAACCAAGGACCCACTCGATGAATGGCCGTTCTCCCGTAGTAAGAGCTGCACCATCTTCGAAACCGGGAGGTAGTCGGTCCATGTCGAAGCCATCTGTTTGCTCCGTGACAGGAAGACGGCCATCCCATGTATGGTTGACCTCAATGCGATACTCTGTCAGGGTCTCTGCGTCGGCATCTACAGCAGAGTTTGCAGGCCTGGCATCCTCGCTGTCTGGGTCTGAAGTGGTCGAAACTCGATAGATGGGCTTGCCGTTGTACTCTGCTTCGCTCGTCGTCAAAGACGGATCGATGACGGAACCATCGGCTCCGATGAACAGCCCCCGAGTAAGGAGGTTGTACGGGTCCACCGCCGTGGGCGTCACATAACCCGAATCCGGGAACGGGAAGCCTGGATCAATTTTCGTGAAAGCTCGGTGCGGCTGATAGGTACCCTCCGGCCGAACCGGATCGGACTCAAGAAGGTCCTCTCGAAGAGGGATGCCTTGCAACATCTGAACGGGTCCATCCCAACGCTTTCCGTCCGAGATGAGCGCTGTCGGGAGGAAGGACGCGTCACGTTGGACCATGCCTACGTAGGACCTCGTTCCCCCTGTGGCGTGGAACTGCTGAAGAGAGCGGAAGACCATGGCCTGGTCTTGGTCACGCATTCTGAACTCGTCGCCTCGACGGTTCATGATGATGACACCCTCGTCGAGAACTAGATCCGCACCTTGAGCCGACGAAGCCACGATGTTGCCAGGCATCATGTGACGAAGCTTGTGCCTGTTGCGGGCTGCGATGCCCTCAAGCTCCGACTGCTGCCTCGTGTTGAAGTTGAACTCGGTCGGCTTGTAGTTCTGCGAAGTTACCCAATCATGCCCAAGCCAGGGATTGGGAATGTTCCAGGTAAGAACAACGGGAGTCTTGGCAGGCTTAGACGGGAGGTATCCGACAACGCAGTAGGAGCCAACGGTAGGGACCGCTCCAAAGAAATGCCGAGGGCCAGCTCCTGGGTAGGAGATAGGGATCGGGGTTCGTACGTAGTACCCGTTCTCTCCTACCAAGATCAGAAGCTGCACGGTGTGCAAGGCATAGTCAACGCGGACAACCCGAGCAAACGCCAAGGAGTGGGAGCTATCGCCAAGAGAGGGGGCCCCTTCTGTGATCTCCTTACGAGCATGAAAATCCCGCCAGACCTCACCCTGTGTGATCATTTCTGGAGGAAGATTGGGGGTTCCTTGTTTGAAGTCGTCAGCCATCTAGCCTCCTCCCCCTAAGTCGATGTCGCGGAACTCGGCCCCAGAGTCTCGGAGAGTTCTTGCGATCTCTCGATTCTGTTGCGAGATACCTCGTCTGAAGTTGTTCACCACGTTGCGGATATCCTTGATCGCGCTGAAGGCTTCCGCCAGCCCGGGAGATTGAGCATCTAGAGTTTGACCTCGTAAAGCTTGACGCTGGGCGAGGTATTCCGGAAGACCGAGGAGGATTTGCTCATTGACCGAAGCAATCGCGGGACTCTCAGTGGGGCTGATGTCGTTGATGGTCAGGAAGTCGTCCCGAGCGTAGGCTGACAAGAGTAGATCAGAATCTGTTCCCCGGCATCCACACGTTTCGTTGTTGCGATCTCGAAGGTGAACCTCAAGGTCGGCTAGCTGAGTTGCTGCGTTGACCACCGTGGTCTTTAGGATGCCTTCCCGCAAAGCGTTTGCGGGAAAGTTAGCCAGCTTCGTCTCTAGCAGTGTTGGGTTCGGGTTGTCAAGCTTCAAGGACTCAAAGCTTGAGTTGTTAAACTCTGCAAGCTCACTAATCGCGTCGGGATC